TATTCTCATAAAAAAAAATAATGGCATTAAAAAAATCTAAAGTTGTCAGTAAGAGTAAAATAAAAATCAAAGGAAAATCTGGAGGTAAGTTTACCGAGAAGATGAAAGCTAAATCTTATATTACTTCCTCTACAAGCGCAACTAAACTTAAAACGTCATTAAAAAAGCAAAAAGCAAAATCTTCATTTAAATCTGTTAAAAAAAATAAAAACGGATCTTATACTCTTCTGAAAGGAAAAGACGGAGGAAAATTTACTGAGAAAAAAATAAGTAAAGCCAGAGGTAAGCGTATAACAAAAAGATATACAAAGAAAAAAAAATAATGGCAATAGCTAAGACTACAAAAGGTAAAGGAGCAAACTATAGACCTACAAAGTCTGGGGCTGGTATGACACAGAAAGGAGTTTCTGCGTATAGACGTGCAAATCCAGGAAGTAAATTAAAAACTGCTGTAACTGGTACAGTAAAAAAAGGAAGTAAGTCAGCTAAAAGACGTACGTCATATTGTGCAAGGAGTGCTGGTCAATTAAAATTAAGTAGTAGGAAAACAAAAAACAATCCTAACTCAAGAATAAGACAAGCTCGAAGAAGATGGAAATGTTAAATTTATAAATATATTATGGCTGTAAACAAAAAAAAATTAGTTAAAGCTGTTTTAAAAAAAGCAGCTACTAAAGTAGTAAGACGAGCAGGGCCTATAGGCGTTGCAACTACGTTGTATGATTTTTATAAGTCAGGTCAAAAAAACTCAAAAGGTAAAGCTGTAAAAGGGCAAAAGGCTTTTTTAAAAAACGCAAAAAAATCCACAGGAAAAATAGTTAAAAAGAAAAAATCAATTTATAAAAAAAAATAAAATGGCTAGCAAAGGATTATATGCAAATATGAATGCTCGTAAAAAAGCAGGAACATCAAGAACAAAATCTAAATCTACTATAACTAAAAAAGCTTATAGTAACATGAAAAAAGGATTTCCTAAAAAGAAAAAATAGTGAAAGAAATATTTAATAAAATATTCGGAAATGCAGGAGCTGGAATAGCTAATAAAATAGGTTTAGTGGTAGATAAGTTTGTGCAAACAAAAGACGAGAAGGCTGCTTTTGAAAAAGAGATGGCTGAACTGTTTGTTAATGCAGAAGCTGATATGCAAAAAAACGTAACAGAGCGTTGGAAGTTTGACATGGTTAGTGATAATAAGTTATCAAAATCAGTAAGACCTCTCACATTAATCTTTATAGTTGTGTGTACAATGTTGCTTATCTTTATTGACTCAGGATTTATTACCTTTGTAGTTGATGATGAATGGAAAGATCTATTAAAAGTTCTGCTTATAACTGTTGTTGCAGCATACTTTGGCGGAAGGTCTTATGAAAAAGGTAAAAAAATTAAAAAGTAAAATTTAATGGCTAGAATTAGTACATACCCAAATGATTTAACAATAAGTCCAAATGACAAATGGATTGGAACAGATGCAGATTTTTTAAATGCAACTAAAAACTTTACAGCTGGAGCTGTAGCAAGTTTTATTGCCAGATTAAATTATATAGATTCACCATTTCCAAGATACACTTATAAAGACATGACGATAGCCGCAAACAGTCCTAGAGAATGCGGAACTATATCACAAGATCCAGCTGTAGCAGGTGTTATTCCATTTGCTACGCTTACAGATTTTATGCTTAGTGAATCACAAAAAAATAGATGTACTGTAGATATTTCAGGATTTTACACAGCACCCTTACAAACTTCATCTGTTATAATAACTAAGTGTGAAGATGTCTCTCAATGGGCTATATATACCTGGAACACATCAACTCAAGATGCGGCAGAACCAGATTTTTACGACATCAATTTGACCTTTACAGCAGGTAATGGGGGGTTTGAAAATGATGTAGATTATTTTATATCTTTGTTGAACTATGGAGCAGGAGCTGGAGGCGGAGATAAAAACTTTGTAGCAGCATTGACAGGGGCAGCAACATTTTCAGTAACGCATGGATTAAACAAGTTTTCATCTTGTACTATAGTAGATGCAAATGAAGATATAGCAGAAGCGCAGGTAGAGTATAAATCAAATACTCAGGTAGAAATAACGTTTTCGGAAATTGTAACAGATTTTAGAGCGTTTTTTAATTAAAAATAAAAAAGAAAAAAACATAACATAATGGCAAACATAAATTTTTACGGAGACATAAACCTCAAGAACAACGAACTAAAAGAATGGAAAGTTTATAATGTTCCTGGAGGCGGAACAGGTAACCCAGGGGGAGAAGGACAAATGGTCTATGATACTACTGGCAACGTATTACAATATCACGTTGGTGGTGGAACTTGGGTAACTTTACAAGCATCTTCTGGTGCAGGTACAGTAACAAGTGTAGGTTTGTCAATGCCATCGGCATTTACAGTAGCTAACTCACCTATTACAACTGCTGGAACATTAGCAGTTACAGGAGCAGGTAGTGCAGCACAATATATAAATGGTGCAGGTAATTTAGTTACTTTCCCAACTATTCCTCAAGGAGATATTACCTCCGTATTAGGTGGAGCAGGTATTACAGTAACAAACAGTACAGGGCCTTCGCCTTCAGTAGCTGTTGATTACCTTGGTGCTGATAATGTTATATTAGCAGCAGCAGATGGTACAGCAGTAACAGTTGTAGCAGGTGATAGAATACTTTTATCAGACACTTCAAATGCAGGTAATGCTAAGTATGTAAATATATCTCAACTTACAACAGCAATAGGTGGTGGAACAGTTACAAGCGTAGGCTTGGCAGCTCCTTCAGCATTTACAGTTTCTGGTTCACCAGTAACTGGCTCTGGAACATTAACTTTAGCAGGAGCAGGAGCAACAACACAATATATAGACGGAACTGGAGCGTTACAAACGTTCCCTGCTATTCCAACAGGATCTTTCACAGTTGATGCTCCTAATGGATTAGGAACTATGACTATTTCTTCTGGAGATACTTTTGATTTTGAAAATACTTTCTACGGTGGTGTTTACATGGAGAAAGTTCCAGCATCAGATAGAATGCTTATTGGTATGGATATAAATTCCATGACAACAGTAGGTTCTATACAACCTGGAGATTACTTCGCTATACAAGATTCAAGTCAAGCTAATAATTCTTATAGAGTTTTAATTTCAACTTTATTTACTGCTATATCTTGGACTCTTGCAGGAGACTCAGGAACAAGTCAAGTAATATCAGCTGGAAATACAGCTACTTTTAGTGGTGGTGCAACAGGTAAGATAATAACATCAGCAGGCGCAACAGATGAGCTTACTATTACTCACGCACTTCAAAATCAGAGTGATACGGTAAGTACATCTTCTCCAGCACCAGGTGCAACATTTACAGTAGTTGATTCTGTTACTAGAGACTCAACTGGTCATGCTACAGCTTTAAATACTAAAACAGTAACATTACCATCTAATGCAGGAACAATGAGTTCTTGGACTTTAAGTGATGGAACTACAACTCAAACAATTGTTGATGGTAATACTGTAACGGTAACAGGAAGTACAGGATTAAGCGCAACAGTTAGTGCGACTGATAATTTAACACTTGTAAATACAGGGGTTACTTCAATAGTAGCAGGTTCAAACATATCAGTAAGTAGTGGAACAGGAGCTGTAACAGTAGCTTATACTGGAGGAACAGGAACAATGAGTTCTTTCTCTTTAGCAGCTGACGGTGGTGCGACTCAGACAATATCCAACGGAGATACTATGTCTATATTAGGATCTGTGGGAATAGACACTTTAGCTAGTGCAACTGACACAGTTCAAGTAGTTTTAGATTTAAACGAACTAGGTGTAGTAAGTTCATGGGATGATGTAAATGATGAATTTGCAATTATAGACAATACGACAAATGGTAAAATAAAATCACTAGGAATTAAACTAGGAAGTTTTAATACGTCTATGCTTAACACTGCTGGTACAAGTCAGAAAATAACAGACTTAACACCTGGTACTTTAGGTACTGATGCGGTTAACTTGAATCAATTAAATGCAGCGGTTGTTGGATTATTAGATTTCAAAGGTGGATTCAACGCCAACACTGGTGCTTTAGACTCTCCTTTAACAACTAATCTTTATACTACTACCGCTATAGCAATTGGTGATTTCTATGTTGTGTCAGCTCCAGGTAATTTCTTTGGAAATGCTGCAACACCATTAACACCAGGGGATCAAGTAATAGCTCAGTCAGTAGCAGCCGCAGGTTCTGCTGTTGAAGCTGATTTTGTAGTTGTTCAGTCAGATACTGATTTAGCAACAGCAACAACATTAGGTATTGCAAGCTTCCCAGTAGCTGGAGGTTTAGTAGTAGCAACTGGTGCGGTAAGCATGGCAACAATTGGTGGTGCAGGAACAGTAGGTTCAGCAAGTCAATCGTTAACAGTAACAACTGATAACAAAGGACGTGTAACTTCTAAGTCTGCTCAGAATATACAAATTGTTTCTAGTCAAGTAACAAACTTCTGTACAGATGTTGAGGCTTGTGTAAACTCAGGATTTAATTATCAAGTTTCATTTGGTAACGGTTCTGATTTAACTTACACTATAAGTCATGGCTTTAATACAAAAGATGTTATGTGTCAGCTATACGAAGTTTCTACTGGAGATACAATCTACGCAGAAATTGAAAGAACATCAGTATCAGCTGTTACGGTTAGAACTAATCAAGCTCCAGGAACTAACGCATGGAGAATATTAGTGACAAACGTGTCAGCATAATAATAATAATACATATATTTGTAATGCATGGCTTACTCTAATCATTATAATGACATAGTACTACCATCTGGAACGAAACTTCGTCTAGATGGTAGTAACGGTGGCAACACTTTTATCTATGAATCATCAGGCGACACTATTGATCTTGTTCAAGCAGGAGTTAATAGACTTCGTGTACGAACACAAGGAATTTTAGTTGATGGAGATCTTAACGGAACAACTTTAACTACATCTTCTTCAGGTACTATAGGTACAAATCTGACTCTTGGAACTTTTTTAACCATTGGTACAGTTTTAAATGCCACAGGTGACCCTGATAAGTTTTTATGCATTAATGGTTCAGGAGTAGTACAATACAGAACAGGTACGCAAGTACGTTCAGATATTGGAGCAGGAACAGGTAATGGTTCTGTAACTTCTGTTTCAGGAGGCACAGGTATTACCCAGTCTGGTAGCTCAACTATTAACCCAACTATTAGTATAGATTATTTGGGTTCTGATAACGCTATACTATCAGCAGGTGATGAGTTAGGAAACGAAATTGCTGCAAATGATATTATATGGGTTAGTGATTCAAATGATAGTGGAAATATTAAAAAATATAATGTAGCTAATTTACCTTTTTCTACAGCAACAGGTACAATGAGTAGCTTTAACATTACTGCTGGAGCAGGTGTTAGAAATGTTACTAATTCGGATACCATAACTTTTATTGATGGTGTAGGAATAGATTATGCTGTAAGTGCAGCGTTAGAAGTTACAGCAAGTTTAAATTTAAACGAACTAACAACAACTTCAACATCAGGTAATGCCGATTTCTTTGCAGTTATAAACTCAGGAGGTTCACAATTTAAAATAGCACCAGGGAATATAAATAACTCTACGTTTAATAATAATGCAGGGTATATAACTTCTGGTTCTCTTCCTTCTGTAAGTAATGCAATAATTACTATTGCTACAGGAACAGGTTTAAGCGGAGCAGGAACATTTACTTTAAATGGTGGAGCAACAACTATATCATTAGTTAATACTGCACCAGATACAGGAGTTCCAGCTATATTATCTAATGGAATCGTGCCTAGTTTAAACACTGGTATTTCAGCTGCTGAGGTAAGGTCTCTTATTGGAGCAGGAACATCAAGTAGTTCAGGAGTTACATCTGTAGGTGTAAATCCAGGAGTTGGAATAAGTGCTTCAGTTTCAAACAGTACTACAACACCTGTTATAACTATAACAAATACTTTTACTTCTGACACAGGAGTGCCAGCGGTATTATCGAATGGTTCAGTACCAAGTTTAAATAGTGGTATTAGCGCATCTGAAATGAGAAGTTTGATAGGAGCAGGTACAAGTTCTACAACAGGTACAGTAACTTCTATAGCAACAAGCACAGGTTTAAGTGGTGGGACAATTACAACATCAGGTACACTTACTAATACAGATAGAGGTTCTTCACAAAATATATTTAAAAACGTATTATCTAATTCAGGTACTGCGGTTGCTGATAACAATAACGATACTTTATCAATTTTAGGTGGAACTAATGTTTCTACTTCTGTTGTTGGAGATGTTTTAACTATAACTTCTACAGATACCAATACAAATAATTATGTAACAAGTGGAAGTATATCAGGAGGAACAGTAACCTTAAACAGACAAGGACTTGGTGCAGTAACTTTTGCTATTAATAATAACCAAATAACAAATGGTGCTGGATATATAACTTCAGCTTCTTTACAAGGTGTTCCAGCTATATTATCTAACGGTTCAACACCAAGTTTAAATAGCGGTATTTCAGGTTCTGAAGTAAGATCACTTATAGGAGCAGGTACATCAAGTTTAGTTATTGGGACAACTTCAACTACAGCGAAAGCTGGTAATACAACAACTATTACTGGTACGCAAGCGAGTAATATAACAACAAACAATGCCAAGGTAGGAATTTCCAGTACTCAAGCAAGTAATATAACAACAAACAATGCTAAGGTTACAGATACAGGTTTACCTGCGGTATTATCAAATGGTTCTGCTCCAAGTTTAAATACTAATATAAGTGCTTTAGAAATGCGTACGTTAATTGGCGCAGGAACAAGCTCAAGTTCTGGAGTTACATCTGTAGGTGGAACTGCAAATAGAATAAGTTCATCTGGAGGAACTACTCCAGTTATAAATGCAATTGTAGGAACTGTAAATAGTTCGTCATCTAATTTAGCTACAGGAGCGCAAATACAAACAGCTATAAACTCAGCTCTTACAGGAGTATTACAGTTTGAAGGCACATGGAATGCTTCTACAAACAGTCCTTCTTTATCAAGTGGTGTTGGAACGTCAGGTGATTACTATATAGTATCAGTTGCTGGTAGCACAAACTTAGATGGAATAACAGATTGGGCAATAGGAGATTGGGCAGTATTTGCTAATACAACGTGGACAAAAATAGATAATTCACAAGTAGGAAATGTTACAGGTTCTGGTTCAAGTACTAGAGTAGCATTTTGGAATAGTAATTCGAATATAACAAGTGATGCAGGATTAACATTTAATGGAGGTTCAAATGCTTTAACTGTTGGTGGTACAGTAACTTGGTCAGGAGGTAGTTCATTAGAATCAAATTCTGCATATGATAATATGGTAACAGGATTTGGTAATTCAGGTTCTAGTTCTAAAACACTTACATTAACACAACAAGACGGTGGTACTTTAACTACAAGCTTTAGCATTCCACAAGGAACTGTAACGAGTGTTGGAACTACAGGCTCTGTTAATGGAATTACTCTTTCAGGTACTGTAACAAGTAGTGGTAATTTAACATTAGGAGGTTCACTTTCTATTAGTAATTCAGATTGGTCTGGAACAGACTTGGCTGTTGTTAACGGAGGAACAGGTTCAAGCACAGCTTCAGGAGCAAGAAGTAATTTAGGAGTTGTAAATGATACAGGTACTCCAGCTATACTAAGTAATGGTTCTACACCGAGTTTAAATACTAATATAAGTGCTGTAGAAGTAAGGAATTTAATTGGCGCAGGAACAGGTAGTGGTACTTCTAATTTAGTTATTGGAACAACTTCTACTACAGCAATGGCTGGAAATACTACAACGATTAGTGGAGGTCAAGCATCAGCTATAACTGCAAATACTGCCAAGGTAGGTATTACAAGTACTCAAGCTTCAAACATTACAACTAACAATGCTAAAGTAGGAATAACAAGTACTCAAGCATCTAACATTACAACTAACAATGGGAAGGTTGGTATTACATCTACTCAAGCTGCAAATATTGTAACTAATAATGGTAAGGTCACAGATTCAGGTACACCAGCAATATTATCAAATGGTTCTACACCATCATTAAACTCAAATATTTCAGCTGTAGAAGTTAGAAATTTAATTGGAGCAGGAACAAGTTCAAGCGCAGGTGTAACGTCAGTAAGTGGAACAGGAACGGTAAGTGGACTTACATTAACAGGAACAGTAACAGGTACAGGAGATTTAACATTAGGAGGCTCATTGTCTTTATCAAGTGCTAATGTAACAGGTGCATTAGGATTTACTCCATATAACAATACTAACCCTTCAGGTTTTACATCTTTTGCAGAACCAGGGATATTTAGTGGAGGAGGTTCACCAACATTAGCTTCAGGTGTAACAGCAGCAGAAATCAGATCACTTATAGGAGCAGGTACTGGTAGTGGTTCAGTTACTGGATCAGGAGTTAATAATAGGTTAGCTATTTGGACAGGCACATCTTCCTTAGAAGGTGATGCAGACCTTACATGGGATGGTTCGGAATTAGTAATAGATGGAACATTATTTGTTGATGGAAATATACAAAGTGCCAACGGAGCTACTAATTCAGTACAATGGGAAACTGGTTACACAAGAAGTATAACAGGATTTTCTGATTCAGGATCATCAACTATAACATTAACATTATCACAGCAAAGCGGTAGTACACTTACTACTTCATTTTCTAATCCACAAGGAACTACAACTCCAAGTAGTACAGAAACTTTTACTAACAAGTCAGGTAATATTAGTCAATGGACTAATGATTCAAATTATATTACTTCAGCACAAGCAAGTTTTTTACCACTAGCAGGTGGTACAATGACTGGTAATATTGACATGGGGGATAATAATGTACGTTTTAATGCTACATCTGGTGGAGCAGGAGACGGAATATTATATAAAGACACTTCAGGAGGATATAAAACAGCTTTAACTTTTGAAAACTCAAATAGAGTAGTTCTTCAAAACAGAGCAGCTAATGGGGAAATTGATTTAAGAGCAAATACTTCTGTAGCTGGTGTAGGAGGAGAGGTTGCTGTAGCCACTATAAAAGACTCAGGAATAATTACATTTAAGCCTATAGGATTAGATGTAGGTTTAGCAAATAACAATGGTAATGGATTTACATTATTTACTGGAGGTTCTTCAGTGACAGGTGGTAAAATATATTACTGGACAGGAAGTGGATGGACACTTGCAACGCCAACTAATGCTTATAATAGATTAATAGCTATGGCTAAAGGAACTGGAACATCAGGTTCTGTTGGAATGATTGTTCAAGGTTTAGTTAATGGAGCGCAATCAGTTACAAGTAACGGTATAGCTGCATACTTAACGACAAGTGGAAACATAACAACAACAGTCCCTACATCTGGATATGCAAGAATAGTTGGATATGCATACAGTAGTACAATATTTTATTTTGACCCAGATAAGACTTGGGTTGTAATAGCAAATCCATAAAATATAAATAATGGAATTTATAAATCGTAATCTTACATTTACTGAAAATTCTATATATTATATAGACCAAGAAACAGAAGAAACTCATTATATAATGATGGATTGGGAACAAACAATTATGAAAGCTCATGCTGACTATATTTGTTCTAAAGGAGGAGATATTTTAGAAATAGGTTTTGGAATGGGAATTAGCGCAGATTTTATACAAGCTAATAATATTAATTCACATACAATTGTAGAGTACCATCCAGAAATATATAACAAAGCTTTAGCATGGGCAGAAAATAAACCTAAGGTAAATATTGTTTTAGGAGATTGGTATCAAGTAAGAAATCATTTACTAACATATGATGGGATATTTTACGATACATGGGGTGATGAAAACGCAAAACATTTAAAACAAGTAATGCCTTATTTAATGAAAAAAAATGGGCTAGCTACTTGGTGGAATAGTTATCTTACAGAAGATAATCAATTAAAAATAGAAGCTGATAGTTACGAAGTTATACCAGTAACTCCAGACTCTAATTTGTATTTCAATCATACAGAATATTATTTACCAAAAAAACAATATTAACAATGGCTGAAATAACTATAAACGTAACATCAAACAGACAAGGGTCAATAGTAAAAAACGGTGGCGCATCAGAAGACTGGGATGATGTAATTAATGCAAGTTCAGGAACTACTGTAAGTTCAAGTGTTACTCAATCAACACCTGTTCGTGCAAGAAGAGCTACTGATAGAGGTGGTAATACTTCTTTTAATTGCTCAAGATCATTCTTTTATTTTGATTGTAGTTCTTTACCAGCTGGAGCAGTAGTAAGTGCAGGAACTTTTACAGTTAATGGTGTTTCTAACGCTGGTGTAAATTCAGTAGTAATGACTGAATCTAATGGAGCTTTTGGAACAAATGGAGGTAGTGCTTTGACTACAGGTGATTATGATACAGCAGCTTTTGAAAATCAATTTTCAGATACAATTAGAGGGTCTGATACTATCTTCGCTTGGAATTCAGGTACACAAAATTCAGGAGAAAACGACTTTCAATTAAATGCAACTGGTATAAATAAAATAAACAATTCATCAAGTCCTAAAAAATTAAATGTAGCTTTAGTTAATTATAATTATGATTATAGTGAAACTAGCCCATCATCAAGTCTTGATGCTCGTAACGGTATATACTTTTTTACTTCAGGAGGGTTTATGCCTAAATTAACATTGGTATATGAAATAAGTAGTTATGCTAATACAATAAATGGTGTTACACCAGCTATGGCATCATCTTTTGATGTATGGCAAGTGAACCAAGTAAACTTGAAGGGAGAAGATACTCCAGCTGCATCAGCTGTTAATGGTATAGAGTAATTCAAAAAAAATTCCTATCTTTGTTAAAATAATAAAAATAATAAAATCAAATGAAAAATTTAACTACAGAAGAATTAAAGTCAGTACAAGACATTCACAACTCATTTAACAAAGCTAAGATTGACCTAGGAGATCACGTATTACAAAGAGATGCTCTAGTAAAAAACGTAGATGTAATAAGAGAAAAATTTGCTACAATTGAAAAAGAATTAATTGGAGTATATGGAAAAGATTCTATTATTGATTTAATGACAGGCGAAGTAAAAACTAAAGAAGAAGCTGCTGAAACAGCTCAAATATTAGAAGATGCTGAGGCTGACGTAAAAGAATATAACGATAATCTTAAAAAAGCATAAATGTCTAGAATAAGTAATAAAGCTGCATATCCTCCTTTATCTCAACCTGCTTTAGCTGATTATGTTGTTATAACAGATGCGAATAAAAAACTTGCTACTAAAACTGTATCATTAAATGGAATAAAAAACTTATTTCAATTAAGTTATAATGATATAACTATAGAAGTAAGTTCGGCAGAACTTTTAGCTTTATATACTGTTCCAAAGACTTTGCTTCCTGCGCCTGGCGTAGGTAGAGTATATGACATTTTTAGTATTTTTGCGTATCTCGATGCAGGCGTTACTGCTTATGATTTTGTAGATCCCGTTCAAGTTAAACAAGGAACTTCAGTTTGGGCTGAATTGCCTACTGCTTCTTTGATGAATGCTGGTGCAGATTCTGCCGCACATTTTCAAAAGCAAACGCTTGCCTTACCTATTAACACTTCTGTATTATTACAAGCTCAAGGAGCTAACGCTACAGTTGGCGCAGGTATACTAAAAATTAATATTCGTTACAGAAATATAGAATTACAATCATTCTAATATGGTAATCAGAAAAATTTCTATTGGCGCAGATTATAAATCAGGTGCTATGCATTACATAGTAGGCCAAGAAGTTTTGGGTGGTAAACATAAAATTCATCTTATACAACATGACCCAGAGTCAGAGTCGTATAAAATATGGGTTGAAAAAAATTCCGAAATATTAGTTTGGAAAGATTTTAAAACAACACTGCCAATATCGTTAGAGTATAATATAAACTTTTAATGAAATCCCCACATTCTTTTATTGTAAAACCTATAGACAATAGGAGATACAGTAATACAAAAAAAATCGGTAACATAGATTTTATAACAAGTACGTCAGAGGAAGACCATACGGTTTCTAATAGATATGCTAAAGTTATAGAAGTTCCTATAGACTATACAGGAGAGGTTAAAGTAGGAGACACTTTATTGGTACATCATAATGTGTTTAAGTTTTATAATGACATGTATGGCAGAAGAAAAAGTGGGAAAAGTTTTTTTAAAGACGATTTGTTTTTTATTGATCCAGACCAGTTTTTTTTATTTAAAAGAAATGACGTATGGAAAGGTTATCACAAATATTGTTTTGTAAAACCTGCAAGTGCTAAAGATAGTTTTATAAAAAAATCAGGAATTATAGAGCCTTTAATGGGTACTCTTAAATATTCTAATTCTCAATTAGATAAGCTAGGTTTAAAAGTTGGTGATGAAATATCATATCAACCAGAAACAGAATATGAGTTTAATGTAGATGGCGAAGTATTATACAGAATGTTTACTAATAATATAACTCTTAAACTAAATGGATATTAAAAGTATTAAGTTGCAAATTATTAGTGCAGGAGAACAAGCTGTTGTTCAGTTAATTAAAGTTGCTAAAGAAGATATTATAAAATTTAATTCAGAAGATGAATTAGCAGCAGACAGATTAAAAAATGCAGCAGCTACAAAAAAGCTTGCTATATTTGATGCGTTTGAAATATTAAAAAGAATTGAAGAAGAAAGAGCTTTATTAGATGGTATAGATATAAAAACAACTAATACTCCACAAGGATTTGCAGAATCAAGATCAAAATAGACTATATAAATTAATTACTAAATTAATTCCTAACTCAGTTATTGCTACTAAAAACAAAGCAAGAACTTGGAAATATGGTTATAATGAAAAATACAAAATAGTTGTTATATCTAAAGACGGTACTATAGGAGATATATATAATATAAATAGTTTAATAGTAGCACTTCCTGCAACACCTAAATTAAAATCTGACGAAAAAAAAGAAAATCAATATTGGAAGCCAGCGTTAATAAAAAAAGAATTAAAAAAAATTCAATCTATATTTCATTGGCATCAAACCCCTCCTCAGTTTAAAGCAAAGTGGATAGACTATATTGAATCTGAGTTTGACAAACGAGAACAAGGAACTTGGTTTTTAAATAATGGTAAATCAACTTATATTACTGGAACACATTATATGTATCTTCAGTGGACTAAAATAGATGTTGGTAATCCAGATTTTAGAGAAGCTAATAGAATCTTTTATATATTCTGGGAAGCTTGTAAAGCGGACTACAGAAGTTTTGGAATGTGTTATTTAAAAATAAGACGTTCTGGATTTTCATTTATGAGTTCTTGCGAAGGAGTAAACCAAGCTACTATAACTAAAGACGCAAGAATAGGAATATTATCTAAAACAGGAGCTGATGCAAAAAAAATGTTTACAGACAAAGTTGTTCCTATATCAAATAATTACCCTTTCTTTTTTAAGCCTATCCAAGATGGTATGGATAAACCAAAAACAGAATTAGCTTATCGTGTACCAGCATCAAAGATTACTAAAAAGAATATGTATGATACTGGGGATGAAGAGCTTGAGGGATTAGACACAACTATTGATTGGAAAAACACTGGAGACAATGCTTACGATGGAGAGAAATTACAATACTTATTACATGATGAAAGCGGTAAGTGGGAAAGGCCTGAGAATATATTAAACAATTGGCGTGTAACCAAAACTTGTTTACGTTTAGGTAGTAAAATTATTGGTAAATGTATGATGGGTTCTACTTCAAACGCATTAGACAAAGGAGGTTCTAATTTTAAAAAGTTATTTGAAGATTCTGATTGTTCTAAACGAAATCAAAACGGACAAACTAAATCAGGGTTGTATAATTTATTTGTTCCTATGGAATGGAACTTTGAAGGTTATATAGATAAATTTGGAATGCCTGTTTTAACAACTCCAGATAACCCTATTATGGGTATTGATAATGAGTGGATTAAAATAGGAGCTATAGACTATTGGAGAAATGAAGTAGAGTCTTTATCTAATGATCCAGATGCATTAAATGAATTTTACAGACAGTTTCCTAGAACTCATTCACATGCTTTTAGAGACGAATCTAAACAATCTTTATTTAACTTAACTAAGATATATCAACAAATAGATTATAATGATTCTTTAATTAAAGAACATTTTGTTACTAGGGGATCGTTTCATTGGAAAGATGGCATAAAAGATTCTGAGGTTATTTGGAGTCCCAATAGAAATGGAAGATTTTTTGTAACTTGGACACCAAGAAAAGAATTGCAAAATCAAGTAGTTAGCAAGCATGGCAAGAAGTATCCAGGTAATGAACATTTAGGTTCATTTGGATGTGACTCATATGACATCTCTGGAGTTGTAGTCGGTAAAGGATCAAACGGTTCTTTGCATGGTATGACTAAGTTTAGTATGGAAAAATGTCCAGCAAATCATTTCTTTTTAGAATATATAGCTAGGCCTCAAACAGCAGAGATATTTTTTGAGGAAATTTTAATGGCTTGTATATTTTATGGAATGCCTATTTTATGTGAAAACAATAAACCACGTTTATTATATCATTTTAAAAATAGAGGGTATAGAGGATTTTGTATGAATAGAGTAGATAAGGCTTTTAGTAAATTATCTAAAACAGAAAGAGAGTTAGGAGGGATTCCTAATTCTTCAGAAGACATAAAACAATCACACGCTTCAGCTATTGAATCGTATATTGAAAAACATGTAGGCTTAGATTTAAGTGGAGAGTATAGAGAAAAAGAAGATATGGGAGAATGTTATTTTCAAAGAACATTAGAAGATTGGGCAAAATTTGATATTAGTAACAGAACTAAACATGATGCATCTATTAGTTCTGGTCTTGCTATAATGGCCAACCAGAAGCACTTGTATACTCCGACTAAAGAAAAATCAAAAATAAGCATTAACTTTGCAAGATATAATAACAGCAACACATCCAGTCAATTATTGAAATAAATGAAAGAAGTAACTATAAATATAAAGTCAGCTGTATTTCCAGACCAATTTGCTTCGGACTCGGATAAAAAAAGATTAGAATTCGGATTACAAGTTGGCCAAGCTATTCAATACGAATGGTTTAGAAAAGATGGTGGAACTAATAGGTTCTACAATCAGTGGACACAATTTAATAGGCTTAGATTATATGCTAGAGGAGAGCAATCTACAGCTAAATATAAAAACGAATTAGCAATTGATGGAGACTTAAGTTATCTAAACTTAGACTGGTCTCCTATATCAGTTATCCCAAAGTTTGTTGACATCGTTGTAAACGGAATGTCGGACAGATTGTTTAAAGTAAAAGTTTATGCTGAAGACGCAATGTCAGCTGAAAAAAGAAACAAGTTCCAAAACATGGTGGAAGGGCAAATGATTGCCAAGCCTTTATTAAGTCAAATTTCTAAAGATTTTGGAGTTGATGTTTTTACAGTTCCTGAAGAAACTTTACCTACTGATGACCAGGAGTTAGAGCTATACATGAATATGAAGTTTAAACCAGCTATTGAAATTGCTGAAGAAGAAGCTATTAATACTTTATTAGCTGAGAACCATTACGATGATACTAGAAAAAGAGTTGATTTAGATTTAATGGTTTTAGGTATTGGAATGACAAGACATCAATTTCAATTAGGACAAGGAGTTAAAATTGATTATGTTGATCCTGCAAATATAGTTTACAGTTATACAGAAGATCCTTACTTTAAAGATTGTTTTTATTGGGGTGAAATTAAAACTGTAGCAATTACAGAGCTTATAAAAATAGACCCTTCTATTACCAATGACCAACTGGAGGAAATTTCTAAATACAGTCAGTCATGGTATGATTATTTTAACGTAGCTCAAATGTATCAAAACAGTATGTTTGCTAGAGACACATGTACTTTGTTGTATTTTAATTATAAAACTACAAATACTTTTGTTTACAAGAAAAAAGAAACAGCTGAAGGAACTTTTAAAACAGTAGAAAAAGACGATCAATTTAATCCTCCACCTGAAATGATGGAAGAGGGTAATTTTGAAAGAGTAGAAAAAAGAATTGACGTATGGTATGAAGGTGTAATGGTAATGGGAACAGACATTATATTACAATGGAAAATGATGGAGAATATGGTTAGACCAAATTCTGCAAATCAATATGCTTTACCAAATTATGTAGCATGTGCGCCTAGAATGTACAAAGGAAGCATAGAGTCTTTAGTTAGAAGAATGATACCTTTTGCTGATTTAATTCAAATGACTCATTTAAAAATACAACAAGTAGTTTCTAGAGTTGTACCTGACGGTGTCTTTATAGATGCCGATGGATTAAATGAAGTAGATTTAGGAACTGGAGCAGCATATAATCCAGAAGATGCATTAAGACTTTATTTTCAAACAGGTAGTGTTGTTGGTAGAAGTTACACAGGTGACGGTGAATTTAATAATGCGAAAATTCCTATTACTCAATTAACTTCTAATAGTGGAGCTAATAAAATGCAAATGCTTATTGGAAACTATAATCATTATTTAGATATGATTAGGCAAGTTACTGGATTAAACGAAGCAAGAGATGGTAGTATGCCAGACCCAAATTCTTTAGTAGGAGTTCAAAAGTTAGCAGCATTAAATTCTAATACTGCAACAAGACATATTTTACAATCAAGTTTATATATAACTAAAACTTTAGCTGAAGCTCTTTCAATAAGAACAGCTGATATATTAGAATATTCTGATTTTAAAGATGAGTTTGCTATGCAGATAGGAAAATACAATGTGTCTATTATAGAAGAAATTAAAAACTTATACCTCCATGACTTTGGTATATTTATAGAAATGTCTCCTGACGAAGAACAAAAAGCAATGTTAGAACAAAACATTCAAATGGCTTTGTCTAAAGAAAATATTAGTTTAGAAGATGCTATAGATATTAGAGAGATAAATAATTTAAAGATGGCTAATCAATTACTAAAAGTAAAAAGAAAAGCTAAACAAGCATCAGAGCAACAGCAAAAACAACAAGAACAACAGATGCAAGCTCAAATGCAAATGGAGCAACAACAATCAGCGGCTCAAGCAGCTATGCAACAAGCTCAAGCAGAGCTTCAAGGTAAGATGCAATTAAAACAAGCTGAGATAGGTTTTGAAATAGAAAAACAAAAAAACGAAGCTGAATTGAAAAAAATGTTAATGGCTGAAGAGTTTGGATATCAAATGCAATTAAAAGGTATTGAGCAAAGTCAATTAGACGCTAGAGAAAAAAGTAAAGAAGCTTCTAAAGACAAAAGAATTAATCAACAGTCTAGTAATCAATCAAGAATGATTGAGCAAAGAAAGCGAAACACTCCTTCTATAAATTTTGAATCTAACGAAGATAGTTTAGATGGTTTTGACTTAGCAGAATTTGACCCAAGATAAATTAAATAAATAAGTATTAACTTTACAAAAATTAAATCAAATGGATATTAAAGTAAAAGAAGTAAAATTCGAAGAGCCAAAATCAGCAATCGAAGTAGAAGAAAAGCTGTTAAAGGATCATGAAGACAAATTACAGGGAACTTCTGTAAAAGAAGCCTCTGACACAAAAGAAGAAATTACGTCTGAAAAAGAAACGAAGGCGGAAGAAAGTTCAGAGTCAGAAATAAATGACAAAGACGTTCTTAAATATATTAAAAATAGATATGATAAAGACATCTCGTCAGTAGATGAATTGTTTGCGCAAACAAAAGACAATGACGATTTACCTGATGATGTGGCGGCATATTTTAAGTACAAGAAGGAAACAGGACGTGGAATTGAAGACTTTTATAAATTACAAAAAGACTACGAATCCATGGACGGTGACCAATTGTTGGCTGACTATTATAACGTAACCGAAGATGGGTTAGACGCTATAGATATTCAAGATTTAATTGAAGATAAATTTTCTTATGATGAAGATTTAGATGATGTTAAAGATGTGAAGAAAGTTAAGCTAGCAAAAAAACGAGAACTTGCGAAAGCAAAGAAGTTTTTTAGTGAACAAAAAGATAAATATAAAGCTCCTCTTGAGTCAAGTGGGGGTGGGTTGTCTGATGAACAAGAAAAAAGTCTTACTGCTTATAAAAGTTACATAGAAGAATCTAAAACTGTTGAAGAAGCAAATGAAAAAAGATATGACTATTTCTTAGATAAAACTGAAAAAGTTTTTAACGATGAATTTAAAGGTTTTAAATTTGATATCGGTGAAAAAGATATGTCTTATAAACCAGGGACAGCTCAAGAATTGAAAAACAAACAGAAAGACGTTAACACATGGCTTAACACTTTTATGGATGACAAAGGCTTGATAGAAAATACGGAAGGATACCACAAGTCTCTTTCTGTTGCAATGAACCCTGACAAATTTGCTAAATTTTTTTACGAACAAGGCGTAGCAGCAGCTGTGGATAATGTTACTAAGAAATCTAAGAACATAAACATGGATGTTAGGCCAGCTCCTCAATCTTTTCAAAAAGATGGATTGAAGATAAGAAACGTAGGAAATACTGATTCAGGTAGAGGACTCAAAATAAGAAGTATAAAATAAATTATTTAAACTAAAAAAAAATTAATTATGTCAGTATTACAAACACCTGGATTTCAGTTACAGCCTTCTGCACAGAGGACTCTATCTCCATCCAACTACATAACTAACTTTGATTTCTTGAATCAGTATTTACCAGATACATATGAAAAGGAATTTGAGCGTTATGGAAACAGATCAGTAGCATCCTTCTTAAGACAAGTAGGTGCTGAAATGCCTTCAAATTCAGATTTGATTAAATGGGCAGAACAAGGAAGACTACACGTTAAATATACAAATGTAAATGCAGATAGTGCAGCACTTCAAGGTGCAGCATCAGCTAATTTTACTGTAAACGATGTGTTAAATCCTTTAACGAATGCAGCAGCAAATATATCAGGACAAATTGCAATGAGAGTAGGTCAAACTCTTATGATTTCTGATAATGCTCCTAATTCAACATTAAGTAACAAAGCAATTGTATCAGCTGTTAACTACGCAACAGGTGTGGTAACAGTATTGTTTTACGAAGCTCTTGGTCAATCATTTGCGGTTAACTCAACTGTAACTATATTTGTTTATGGTTCTGAGTTCCAAAAAGGAACAGACACAATGGCTGAGTCGTTAACTTCAGATGATTTCATCTTTCAAAATTCACCAATCATTATCAAAGACAGATACAGAGTAGCTGGTTCTGATATGGCGCAAATTGGATGGATTGAAATTACAGGAGAAGACGGAGTAAATGGATACCTTTGGTATTTAAAGTCAGAGCATGATACAAGACTACGTTTTGAAGATTACCTAGAAACAGCTATGGTGGAAGCAGTTCCAGCAGAAGCAGCTTCAGGTGCAATTGGCTCAACTACTACAGGTAATAAAGGTTCAGACGGAATCTTCTTTGTTGTACAAAGTAGAGGTAATATCTATGGTGGTGGAAACCCAGTAGCTTTAGCTCAATTTGACAATGTTATTCAAAGACTTGATAAGCAAGGAGCAATTGAAGAAAATGTATTATTTGTAGACAGACAATTCTCATTTGATATTGACGATATGTTAGCAGCACAAAACTCTTACGGAGCAGGTGGTACTTCATATGGTTTATTTGACAATGATAAAGAAATGGCTTTAAATCTTGGATTCACTGGATTCAGAAGAGGTTATGACTTTTACAAGTCTGATTGGAAATATCTTAACGATGCAACTATGAGAGGTGGTATTGTTGGAGGTGCAGTAAATGGACTATTAGTTCCAGCTGGATCAACTACAGTATATGACCAAGTATTAGGTAAAAACGCTAAGAGACCATTCTTACACGTTAGATATAGAGCTTCAGAAACTGAAGACAGACGTTACAAGACTTGGATTACAGGTTCAGCAGGTGGAGCGCAAACTTCTAACTTTGATTTAATGGATGTGAATTTCCTTTCAGAGAGAGCAGTATGTACTTTAGGTGCTAACAACTTCTTCTTATTCCAACAATAAGAAGTACATTAATAAGGGGGGAGTTAATTCTCCTCCCTTTTTTTTTAAATCAAATTAAATTATATTATTATGAAAAACAACAGCAAATATGTCGCTAAGACATACAAATTAAAAAGTGAAGCTTCTCCATTAAATTATATGTTAAGCTCACGAAACTCAACAAGATTTCCTTTATTATGGTTTGACGAAGATGCAGGTATTAACAGACCTCTTCGTTATGCAAGAAATCAAAAAAGTCCTTTTGAAGATGAGCAAGATGGAAACGCAATATTAGAACCAATTGTTTTTGAAGATGGGTTTTTATTCGTTCCAAAAGAAAATCAAATACTACAACAATTTTTATCTTACCACCCACAAAAAAATCAAGTGTTTCAAGAAGTTGACAAAGCTAAAGATGCAAATGAAGAAGTAGAGTGGATGGATTACGTTTTACAAGCTCAAGTAACAGCTCATGATTTGACTGTTGAAAAACTCTCATCTTTAGGTAGAGTTGTCTTTGGACAAAAAGCTGATAAAATGTCAACAGCAGAATTAAAAAGAGATATGATGATATATGCTCAACAAGATCCTCAAGATTTCTTAGACACTATTAATGATCCTATGGTAGAACTACAAGACGAAGTAGTTCAGTTTATAAGTCATGGTTTATTAGTACTTAATAATAAAAAAGTAAACTTTAATTTACCAGGAAATAAGAAAAAATTAATGACAGTTCCTTTTGGAGAAGACTCTCATTACATTTTAGCTTCTTATATGCAAAGTGATGAAGGACTAGAAGTATACAAGTTGTTAAAGAAACACCTTGATAAGGCTAAGTAATATTTACTTATCTTTGTACTTTATTAACCCTTAATTTTATTTTTATTATGGCAATGTCAAAATATTTATCAGTATACATTAATTCAGCATCTATTGCAGGAGGAGCGAATCTTATCCCAGCAGATGGTATTATTAATGTACTTCAAACAAATGCAACAACAGTTACTATTAACTTAAGAGATGCAGCAGCAGGTTTTCAAACTGTAGCAATAACCCATACAGCACTACCAGCTTACGCAGCTGCAACGCCAGAGGATTCTAGAGCTATGAGAAATTTCTTTGCTGACGCTATAGCACAAGCTTTATCCACTGGTTGGACAAGTCCTGCTTACTCTATATCTAACGTACCTGCTTACCCTGAAATCAAACCAGCGGCAGGAACAGGTAATGTAACAATTACAGCAATAGCTTGGTCTTAATATTAACCTTTAAAATATAATAATATGGCAGCTAAATATTTATCGTTTCCTTTAGCAACAATTGTTGATTCAGGAACAGAATCGTTAATTACCACAGGTAATAATATTACAGCATTTACAGCAGCGTCTATGACGGATACAACTGCTGACTTTGTTGCACTAGATGTAAAAATAGGAGATACAGTTACAGATACAGTTAACAATGATACAGCGTTAGTAACAGCTGTAACATCAGCAACAGAATTAGCTATTTCTGCTAATATTTTTACTGTGGCTCTAGAAACTTATTCTATTGCAGCATCAACAGCTAATGAGTTATATGATAGTGGTCAAAATTTCGTAACTACTGTTTCCCCTGGAGATATTGTTTTCAATACAACAGCAGGAGCTTCAGCAAGAGTAGTTTCAGTAAGTTCTAATTTTAGATTAGTTCTTTCTGGAGATATTATGACTATTGGAGATACTTATAATGTGCTAGACGAGTTAACTTCTAACGAACAATTAGTTTCTTTATCGGAATTACTAATGGTTCAAAGAACAACTAACTTTATAACTGTTCTTTTTTATGGAGCTGGGTCAGGTAATGATACAATTACTATTACTCATACAGACCAAGGAACTGCAAGTTTAGTTCAAGAAGCTATTCAACTTGCTATGCAAGACGCAGTTAGTATGCCAGGATCTATTCCTAAACCTTCTTCTCAAGAAGTTGGAATTGGCTTAAATTCTAGCAGACACAGAGTTTTAATTAACAGTATTAATATAGCTTAATATTAAATTAACTAACTTTTAAAGGGAGGCTACTAAATAAAGTAGCCTCTTTTTTTTTTCTTATCTTTGTAAAAAACAACTATACACTATGGCTGCTAATATTAATGAGATAAGAAATACTGTTTTAGCTATAGCTAATAAAAACAACTACGGATATATATCTCCTAGTGATTTTAATCTTTATGCTAAACAGGCTCAAATGGACATGTTTGAAGATTATTTTTATCAATACAACAATTGGATTAACAGACAAAATGGAAGAACTTCTGGTTCTGGATATGCTGATATATTAAAAAGTTTAGTAGAAGTTATTGAAGGTTTTTCGGTAACATCATTTCTTGCTCAAACTTTAGCTAATCAATATGCACTTCCAGCAGATTATTATTTTATAGATAAATTGTTTTATTACCCAACTGTTTTATCAACTGGTACTAATACTTTTGTTAATGCATTTAAATTAACTGATGGAGCAGCAACTTTCTCTAATTTAACAGCACCGTATACTCCACCTGTTGGAAGTTTAATAGTTAACACTACAACTGTAGGAGAATGTTTTGTAACCAATGTTGACAGCCCTACTGTTTTATCTATAAGTGGAGATATAATGAACTTAAATGATAGTTACGTTATATATGAAAATACTAACATAACAGAAGTAGAAAGAGTAAGTCAAAACAAAATATTTTATTTGACTAGCTCACCGTTAACAGCACCATCAGCACAATTTCCAGCTTATACATTAGAAGGGAATACAGTTACAGTTTACCCAACAGTTATAGGGCCAAATGTAGGTAGTAGTGTTTTTAGTCAATGGGCAGCATCAAGAGTACAAGCACAATACATAAGGTATCCTCTAACACCACAATGGACATTTGTCGCATTGGCAGGTGGTGAGCCAGTATTTAATAATACAGCTGCAACTTTTCAAGACTTTGAATTACCAGACTCTGATGAGCCAGCATTAATTGCTAAAATATGTCAGTATGTAGGTATTGAAATTAGAGAAGGAGATGTGTACCAATTTGGAACAGCTGAATTAAACGAAGAAACTCAAACAACAACATAAAATGGCATACATAAATGATTATCAATATTACGAAAATGGAGGAGCAAATCCTGAAGATGCTAATTGGGGTTCGTACCAATATACATCTTTAGAAGAGATAGTTAATAATTTTATGTTAATGTATCAAGGTAACAATGAATTATTAAATAACTTAAGTAGATACCAAGTTTTGTTTTATGCAAAAAGAGGAATTCAAGAGCTTAATTATGATGCAATGAAAGAAATTAAAATCTTAGAACTTGATGTATGTAATTCTTTAAGATTTGTTTTGCCTCAAGATTTTGTTAATTGGGTTCGAGTTTCAGTATATAGAAATGGATTTTTATTACCTCTTGTAGAAAACATTCAAACAAATTGGAGTGGAGCTTATTTGCAGGATAATAATTGTAATATACTTTTTGACCAAGATGGTAACGTATTAAAACCTCAACATTCTAATCTTGATATGGATAGAATATTAGGCTCTAAAAAAAGTATTTATTTAAATGCTAACAGTCCTTTTAATAATCAAGCTGGATTTAATGTAGATGGGAGTTGGTATTTTGATTATGCAATAGGAGCTAGATTTGGGTTAAACCCAGAAACAGCTAATCAAAACCCCACTTTTAGTATTGACAAAAAAAGTGGTGTAATTAATTTTAGTTCAGGAGTCATAAACGACATGGTAATTGTTGAATATGTATCTGATGGAATGGAAAACGGAAACAATGCCAGTATAGAAGTTAACAAGCTTTTTGAAGATTATATTTACGCATTTATTAGATACTCTATTTTAAACGGAAGGTTAGGAGTACAAGAATATATAGTAAATAGAGCAAGAAAAGATAAATCTGCATTATTAAGAAATGCAAAAATAAGATTAAGTAATATACACCCTGGAAGACTCTTACAAAACTTAAGAGGTCAGGCTAAATGGATAAAGTAATATGGCATTAACAAGTATGAATTTCGTTGAGGGCAAAATGAATAAGAGTGTTGATGAACGTCTTATTCCTGACGGTCAATATATTGACGCTTTAAATGTACGTCTTGGTTCAACAGAAGGTACTGAAATAGGTGCTGTAGAAAACTCAAAAGGTAACACGCAATTAACAACTCTTGATTTTCAAGGAACAGCTTTAGTTAATCCAACCACAATAGGTGCGTATGCAGATAGTGTAAGAGAAACAATATACTGGTTTGTGTCATCCGACAATTACGATATGATTGTATCATATCACACTCCGACAACTCTTATTACTCAACACGTTGTAACAATAAATGTTTTAAATTTTAACCCTACTTTTTTAGTTACAGGTGTTAGTTTAATAGAAGATTTATTGTTTTTTACAGATGACAATAACCCTCCTAGAAAAATAAACATAAACAGAAATTATAATGATCCAGTGGGGACTGTTGATGGTATTATTGCTGAAGACATTAATGTTATATTAAAACCACCTGGGTATGAACCTTTAGACAATCTTCCATCTCCAGACGTAGAATTAGTAAACATTCCAGGAGAAGAAAATTATTTAGAAGACAGATTTGTATCTTTTGCGTATCGTTACAGATATGAAGACAAAGAATATAGTGCTATTTCTTTATTTACCGTACCTGCTTTTTCACCTAGACCTTTTAGTTTAGACCCAAGTAGTTATAAAAATAACGGAATGTTAAACGCTTTTAATTCTGCTAATGTAACTTTTGATACAGGATCAAGCAGAGTTGTAGAAATAGATGTTTTATATAAACTAACTACATCTTCAGTAGTTAATGTAATTGAAAGATTTGTAAAACAAGATTTAGGATGGGGAGATAATACTAATCAAACTATTTTATTTACAAACAGTAAAATTTATACAACATTAGGTTCTGATGAACTTTTAAGATTATATGATAATGTTCCTAGATTTGCTAAAGCTCAAACAATTATGGGTAACCGTTTAGTTTACGGTAACAATGTAGATGGGTATAATATATCTACAGCTAGTGGGCAAACACTTTCACAAAATTTTATTACAAGTGTTGTCAATACTGATATATCTTTAGAAGAAGGCCCTCAACCTATTTTTAACACAGGAGTTTCTGGGCAAGGTAATTCTGTAGACTATCAAATAAACGGTAATAACCCTAATTTTAATTATGCAAATAATACGGTTACTTTTGATTTAACTAATTTTATAGCTAATGTAAACGCAGGTATTGCTAATAAATTAATTGCAGGGACTCAATTAAGTTTTAATTTTTCTGTACAATCTAAATCATGGGAATACACTTCTACAGATGCAGCTGGAACTACAACAACAACTTGTACTTCAGCTGGTTTACCTATAGCTGGCTGTTCATGTTATCCTACATGGGATGGAACAGACTCTCCTTTTCAATTATCTTTTATTTTTAGATTAGACCAAGACTATACTAGCGTTTTTGACATGGTTAATAGTTCTGAATTTCAAGCTCAAGTGGGGACAGCATTATCTATAAACGTAACAGCTTTAAACCTATGTGGTACAGCCACTCAAGGAACTTCAATGGCTGATCGTTTTAATTGTAATGCAGCAGCTGTACCTCAGGTATGTGCTTATACAAAATATAATAGTAGTATTAATGATTCAGTTTCACAACAAGGATTTAATATAACTACAGTGCCAGGAGACAATACATTTTCACTGCAATTAATAGCTATGAATTCAAGATTTGTTGATGGTACTGGAATAATTCATAATGTATTTGAATATTTTGAGATTATTAATAGTAGTTATTTTTACGTTAGCGACCAAGATACCTCAAGTCTACACAGTAATAGAGATTACGAAACTGGAATTGTTTATATGGATGAATATGCTCGTGCATCTACTGTGTTAGTATCATTATTTAATACAGTTTATGTTTCTCCAGCCTCTTCTATAGATAAAAATGAAATTAGTGTATCTATACCTACAATTGACCAAGCTCCGTACTGGGCTAGTTCTTATAAGTTTGTAGTTAAACCAAGTGCTACTAATTACGAAACTATTTTTGTAAACTTTTTTTATGTTAACCCTGAGACTAATGTTACATATTTTAAACTTGAAGGAGATAATCAAAGTAAAGTAAAAACAGGACAAACTTTAATTGTTAAAAAAGATTCAGCAGGGGCTTTAACACAAGAAGTAAAAGTTACTGTTTTAGCAGTAGAAGCTGAAGCTAGAAACTTTTTAGCAGCAGACCCAACAGCAACAAGCCCACCTACTGGCAACCAGCTACCTGGCTTATATATGCAAATGAAAGCAAATAATTTTACTGCTGCATCACAAGATGGGGATGTTATAGAAACATGGCCAACAGTAAATGCAGGTGGTACAGTATCAACAGCATTTCCATGTTCTAATAATGAAATTTGGGTTGCAACACAATCTTTTCAAGAAGTAGCTTCTTTTAGTTATAACAGGTGGATGTACAGATTAGCTAGTTTTGACGATTTAGTTAATCCGAGTTTTGCCAATATGTCTAACATTACATTACCTGCTGGATCGGTAGTTCAAATATTTATAAGAAATAACAGAAGGGGACGTGGAGCTAGCTGTCAAGAAGTTAATTATATATATGAAAAACAATATGTAGTTAGGCAAGACTACGCTTCTTTTTCTGCATGGTGGTTCGGAGATAATATACCAATAGATACTGGCACATTGTTTTCAGGGGCTATGACTAATACGTTTAATAATACTATTATTAATTCAACTACAATACCACCTTGTAAATCTGACATACCTAACCCTACTTCTTTTAATGCTAAGTATCAATTTATAAAAGATCCTAACGGAATAGAATATTTTTCTATAGCCTCTGGGATACCTGCTTGTGCAGGAAGTCTTTTTAATAATAATAGAGTATCAAAGTCTAGAATGAGATTAGTTGTTTACCGAGCTGATAATGCTATTATATTTGAAACAGAACCTACTGATGCAGATCCAGATTTATTTTATGATTCTTCACAGAAATATCCAGTAGTTCATACAGTTCAAAAAAGTTATCACGCTACAGGGCCTGTTAAGGCTAGTGGTACTACTACATCTATTTTAGCTAATAATTTAGTTGATAGTACAGCAACCTTTTTAGGAGCGGTTAATGTAGGAGATTTTGTATACAACCGTAGTTCGACCAATGCTGCTAATGTTGCTAAAGTTACAGCTGTAGTCAGTGCAACACAACTAACACTTGATGTTGATGCGTTTTTAGTATCTGTTCAAAACTATACTATAACACGACCTTATTCTGGGAATGTTAATCAAGACAATGCGACTCCTGCTACTATAATTCTTCCTTTTGCAAATTGTTACACGTTTGGAAACGGTGTAGAAAGTTTTAAAATAGAAGATGCTTTAGCAGGAAGAAGTTTTCAGTTAGGTGAAAGAGTTTTAGCTGTTTCTAATGCTGATTTTAAAGAAGCTGATAGATTTGCTGGATTAACATATAGTGGTGTTTTTAGTGGTCAAAATAATTTAAACAATTTAAATGAGTTTAATTTAGGTTTAGCTAATTTCAAAGATTGTGAAACATCTTTTGGCCCTATACAGTTTTTGTATGCTAGAAGAACAGATATTTTAACATTACAAGAAGATAGAATTACTTATGTAATGGCAGGTAAAAATATTTTAACTGATGCAGTTGGAGGAGGTTTAGTAACGTCAGTTCCTCAAGTTTTAGGAGAGCAAGTAGCTAGACCTGAAGAGTATGGTATGAGTTTTAACCCAGAAAGTTTTGCTTCTTTTGGAACGAGTATGTATTTTACAGATACAAAAAGAGGAGCTGTATTATCACTTACAGGAATTTCTCCAACCTCAGATGTTTTAGATGTTATTTCGCAGTATGGGATGCGTTCTTTTTTTAGAGACCAGTATGCAGCTCAACTAAACACTCAAAAACTAGGAGGTTTTGACCCATATATGAATGAATATGTGTTAAACAGTAATGAAATAAACGTACCTACAGTTGTTCCTGATATACCTTGTAATCAAACTATAAGCCAAACTTCTGCAAGTCCTTATTCTTATACGGTAAATGCAGGCGAGGTAATAGGAACTGTAAATATTCTTATAACAATTGCGGTAGGAAGTGGGAATGTTCAAGTTACTGGAGTGTGGAATGGAATTAGTTTTCCAAATGCACCTGTCGGCCCTGGTTCATATACGTTTATAGTTAATAAAACTGCTAATACACCAGAAACAGTTGATATTATTATTACACCAGCTAGCACTGCTACTTGGTCATCTCAAGTTAAATGTCCTCCAGAAAATTTAATTACAGTAACAAATGTTGTATTGACAACATCTCAAGACGTTAATAAATATATTCATAGTGAATATTATTGGTCTACTAATACTATGGTAAGTCCTATATCAAGTTCTTTAGTTACTTTTGGTTCTAGTTCTTCTGTAGCTTCTTTATATTTCCCTCAAACAGGAGTAAGAAGTCTTGGAGTTTTTCCATATGACGGAGTAAATTTAATTCTTAGAAATAACAAAATAAATTTTGATGATTTTGTTTTTAATCCTGCGGTTCATAAATTTTTATATTTAAGTACAAATACTGTCTATCAGAATACACCTGCGGATATTCAAGCTTTATTAGCAGCTGCTGCAACTATAACTCCTATTACAAATCCTTCAACTGGTTTGTATGAGGCTAAAGTTCCAACTGCAAGCATTCCTTTAAATCAAAATCTATTATATGTAATACAAGATTTAAGAAATGTAACTGCTCAAAAACTATGTTATAGTGCTGCAAGCGCACAAGAAGCTTGTTGTGACTGTAATGCTGCTGGACAAGGTTGTGTTGCAGACCCAGCTTGTTGTTTTGGATGTACTGCGTTTTCAGTTTCTCAAGTAAGAACTAGCGAGTTAGACGCTTGTGCAGCCCCTTTTATCACTATATATTATCATTCTGGAACATCTACTTATCCAGTAATTGGAGATTTAGTATATTCGTCCTCACTATGTGACCAAGGAACTCAAGCTGCAAATGGTTATTATAGATTGACTCAAAATAATACTTGGATGAGAGTAAACAATAGTGGAATAGTAATAGGATTAGGAACATGTTAAAAAAATAAATTATGGCAGGATGTATAGGAACTTATTATTATGATGGAACAGATTTTTCTGGATCAACATCTATATACACAACTCAACAACTAACAACTGTAGCGGCAGATGGCTGGTATAGTTTAAACGGTGTCTCTAGGCGTATGTTAAACGGAGTTTTAGAACAACCTCTTGCTTGCGTTGGATGTGCATCTCCTTGTTCAGTAACACCAAGTGCTACTAATGCTGGTGGTGGATTATATAAAGCTGTAATAGATTTAGGTTCTACAACAGGTGCGGTAATATTAAAGTTTACAGTTTTTAATATCCCTGATAAAATGACTTGGACTTATGATTCTCAGACAGCTTCAGAATATTCTTCTCCACTTTTTGGATACCTTGAAGGAGTGATTGGTAATGAAGCAGCAGCAGGGGCTACAACTTATTGTCAAAGTAGTACAGGAGGAGCAATGAACAATAACCTTGGAAGTAATGGTGGTACTTATGTTAATTTACCAGTATTTAACTGGGATTCAGCTTCTAATACTTTTATAGCTTCAGGAGCAACAAGTACATTAGGCCCTTACACAAATTCAGCATCTGGAGGTGTATCTTTTACAACATCTGCTCCAGGGGAAGTTGTAATGGTAGTTCCAAAGCCTAACGCTTCGCCTAATCTTTTATTACTAGATATTCAAGCACCTTGTTTAGCCACAGCGTGGTCAATGATAACTGCTTGTCCTGAAGAGTTAACACAAACATTAACTACAGTAGTTAAGACAACTCAATCAGACGCATGTAATGCACCAACTAGAGCAACACCTATCTTTAACGCTCCTGTAAATGGAACAGCTGGAGTAATAGGTTTATACGACTGGGTTTTTACTGATATTAATGGAGTTACAGCTGCGGCAGCAGGATTTTATTCTAGTGGAGCGCAAGGAACAGGCGCACCATTTTTTGAGGTAGATGCAAACGGAGTAGTAACATCAATAGGAACTTGCCCTTAAAAATATAAATTATGTCAATACCAACTTGCCCAACCTTATCATTTTCAGGCCCTCCAGTACAGGGATGGCCATCTTTTTATTCTTTTTGTCCAGACTGGATGCAGGGAATGAATAGTTATTTTTACACATGGAGTGGAGGAAACCTATATAGACACAACACTAATGACATTCGTAATAACTATTACGGTGTTCAATACAACTCTACTATAACAGGTGTGTTTAATACAGAACCTCAAACAATAAAGTTATTTAAAACCATGTCTTTAGAAAGTGATTCTGCTTGGAGCGTAACAAATTTAGTTACAGACTTAAGTACAGGGTCAATGCTAAGTGCTTATTTTGAAGAAAAAGAAGGAGAATGGTTTTCTTTTATTAGATCAAATGCAGGAGCTATTGATTGGAGATTACGTTCTGCAAATGGTATAGGAGATAATATTAATGTTACAGGGCCTCTAAATGCTACTGTAATAACATTCTCTGTACCAGACTCACCAGGATATATTATTCAGGCAGGATCTGCTGCGACTGGAACTGGTGGAGATGACGCTTATTATAACAATGGAGGTGTACCTGTTTTAATTGGACGAGTAACAGCTGTAAACAACAGTAGTGTTGTAGGAGCATCTACTATAACTGTTGATGCAACAGGTAATGCACAACCCCCAATAGGTTCGTTTATTTTGTATATTAAAAACTCAGTCGCTGAGTCTCATGGAGCTAGAGGGTATTTTCTTGAATTTACCATAGAAAACACAGCAACTACCGCTGTAGAATTATTTGCTGTCGGTAGTAGTGTGATGAAAAGTTTTCCATAAATTATTAGTATCTTTGCTTTAATGAATTTAAATGTTAGAGTTTTAAGAGAAGGTGACTATGACAATATATTAGTTAAATGGTGGAAAGACTGGAGATGGACTCCACCTACTAAAGACTTTTTACCTAATAATGGTAACGGTGGCTACATTGTTTATGATGATGATATTCCTGTTTGCGCAGGTTTTATGTATCTTACAAATTCTAAAGTAGTTTGGTGTGACTGGATTATATCTAACTTTAAATATAAAGACAGGAAAAAAAGAAAGAAAGCTATTTTATTACTTATATCAACTATTAGCGAAATAGCAAAAGAATTGGATAAAAAATATGTGTATGCTTTATTAAAGAACAAACCCTTAATAAACACATATAAAGAATTAGGGTATGTAGAGGGTGGCTCTTATACTCACGAAATGATTAAAATATTATAATATGGCAGCAGTAACATCAGCAGTAGTAGGAATAGCATCAGGAGTAGCTGGGGCAGGAATGTCTTTTGCCCAGGCATCAAAAGCTAAAAATGCAGCTAACGTAGCAAAACAAGATTCTAAGAGGCTTATGGCTGAAGCCAAGATTATGGCAGAAAAGAATTTTTACGAAAATTTAAATGTTCCTGTGGGAGCATATGAAAGACAAAGAGAAGAAAACATGGCTTCAGGTTCGGCAGCTGTTCAAGCACTTCAAGAAGGAGACGCAAGAGGTTTAGCTGGAGGAGTTGGTCAAGTTAATCAAGCTCAGAGTGCTGCAAGCGAAGGATTAAGGAATGATTTAGGTCAAGCTTTATATGATAATGACAAAATGAAAGCTGAGGCTAAAGATAATATTAATCAGAATTTAGTTGCTGCAAACATAGGAGAAGCAAAAGATGCAAGTGCTGAAGCAAACTATCAACAACAGCTTGGTGCAAGTAGTATGAAAAGTGGAGTAAGTTCTGCTTTAGGAGCAGTAGGTTCTGCTGCAAGTTTAGTTCCTTTATATGGTAAAGGAAGGGCTGCAAAAGACGCTAAAAGCATATTCGGTGGTGACGCAGGTGCGCAATTTAAATCTAGAGGTATTGGAGAAGATAGAGGATTAAACATGCTAAGTGGCTTAGATAAAGGTACTCTTAAAAAAATTAGAAAAGGAGGCTCTTTTGATTTTGATACTTTATTTGGTAAAGGAAGATTAAACACAAGAACAGGAAATCAAATTTATGAAAGTGAGCCTGGATTCTTTGACATGAAAGACGACGATTAAAAGAAAACTATGGCATTAAATGATCCAAAAACTTGGTCTGTAAGGGCTGAGAAAGACGTACAAAAAAACACCATTGACTGGGGAACTGTTGCAGCAGATATAACAACAGGTATTGAAGCAATTCGTGACGATAGAGCAACAAGAAAAGGTGCTATAGACGAGGCTACTTCTAAAATGATGGCTGAGTTAGCTAAAGGAGAAAATATTAATAACGCTACTTTGTCTACAGCTTTAATAGATGGTGGTCAAAGTGCTACTGAGGCTTTACAGATACAAGTTGATTTAATGAAAAAAGGATTAATAAAGCCAAAGGATTATAAAATATTTCTACAAAAACAACAAAACGCTTATACTAATTTAAAAGGTGTAATTAGCAACTGGGATGCATGGGAAACTAAATCTAGAGAAAGATTAGCAACTGATCCTAAAACCAACTTACAAATAGCTTCTCAATTAGAACAAGATTTTAATATAAGTACATCAGCTTTTGGAAATATGGAAAACGTAAAGTTTATACCAACTACTACTGGAGGTATGGAAGCTGTTCGTTTAATAGAAGAACCACCAGGGTCAGGTAATTTTGTAATGCCAGACAGGAAAAAAAATCCTGATAATTTCATGAACCCTAATTCGGTAGGAACTAGACAAAATTTTCAGTTAAATACTGTTAATGTAAACGCAGGTATGACTGACTACTCCGCAGGTTTGGGAACTTTAATTTTAGAAGAAAAATTATCTGGTAGTGGTAGTAGAATATTTAAGACCATGGAGGATATTAGATTGCATCCTGATTACGATGGAACTAAACAGGACGCTATAGATTCATTTATCACAAATGATATTGCTAAAGCAAATGTTTTAGGTACTATGCGAGCTGCTAATGGCAAAGGTTATAGGTTTGCTGGGTCAGAAGAGCAAAAAAATAAAATGATGGAAGAAGGAGTTGATGCTGCAAATATAATTATGTATACATCAGAAAACGGAAATCCAGTTTTTGGCCCTGATGCTTTTAGTGCTGTAGATCAAGATATTGTAGACTTTTTAGGAGGTCAGTTTGATAGCAAATTAGCTCAAAAAACTGAGCTAGAGGGAGGTATAGACCCTATACAACCTAAAGCAAAATCAACTGCTGATGCTGTCTTAGAAAAAGAACAAAAAGAATTAGGAACTAATATTAGAAACTTAAACAATATCTTAACTTCTGATGATCCTGATGATGTACAGGGTAACTTAGAAACTTTAATTGAACAATATAATCAAAAACTTGCAGCTAAAGGAAAACAACCAGGGAGAAAAATTATTGGCTATACATTAAACGATGATATCATTCAGTTTAAATATGCTGATAAAACAAATAGTAACGCTATTAATCGTCAAGGAGGAGGAGCAGATGGTGATATACTTACTTTAGAAGATAATGAAACAGTAGGAATTAATAATCAAATTTATCAACTAGGTGTTGCTTTGGATGGACAAATGTTTAACAACCAAATAGTGGTTGATGATTGGATTTCTCAAAATAAATTTGAGACTGGTGGACAAAGAGGTATTAGCACTGACCAGGCGAAAGAATTACTACTTGTACCTGATCAAAGAAAACTTATTATAGAGAGCTGGAAGGGTGAGAATGGCATGTCGTCCGTTCCAACAGAGCAAGAACTTATAGACCATGCGCAAGTAATGAATCAAGATTCTTTAGATGTGAGTTATTCTATGGATGATTATGATTACGATAACAAGAGTACAGATGTAGGAACAATGACTGAAATTACTGTTAGAGGGGATCAACAAAAAACAGTGGCTTCTGGCGTTGGTGGAGATGAAATTAAAGCTAAAGAGTTAGAAACAGCTATGTTTAGGAATATAAACGCAATGTTAACTCCACAATTCCAGAAAGATTTAAAAGCTGTAGGTGGTGGCATAGAAGTTAAACAAACAAGAGGTAAATCTAGTGAAGGTGTTGATAATCAAGGAGCAAATCAGGTACAGTATGAGATAGTATTTAAAGATGCAACAGGAGCTGAGCAAATTTTTAAAATAAACGATGCAAATGTATTAAAATACACAGGTGTTAATAGATTAATTGACTTAAGTTTCAACCAATTATTTGTTATGATTAAAGACGAATTTGTAGATAAAATAGCGAAGCCATGGGGTAAAACTTATAGAGCTACTAAAAGAGGTTCGACTGGACAGATAGGTAAAAAGAAAAGACCTTTACCAGGTACAAACTAGAAAACTATGGATAAATTAGAATTATTGTGGGAAGATATTAAACAAGAATATGAAGTAGGTACTTTAGAAGACTTTTCTGAATATTTAGCTGATCCTGAAAAACGTAAAATGTTTTATGATGAAGTTATACAAGGCTTGTATGATGTAGAATCACAAGAGCAATTTGAAGAGTTGTATGGTTTAGGGCAATTTGCTAGCGGTGAAAAAAAAAATCCAGATGGTACTCCAATCGTTCCTGGAGGCCCTGGAGACCCAGATTCAATTTCCAATTCCACGCCAGTCGTGGCAGGTTCGGCTTCTCCTGTAGATCCGAACATTCAACAACCTTCATTGGATGGTGGAGAGGAAAACATTGAGGACAATGTAATAGAAGATGATGTTGAAGAAATACCTGAAGAAGATGTTGAAATAATTAATCAAGAAGAAGAAGATGATTTTGGTTATGAATCATCTAATTATGATAACATGGATTTGGCGGTAAAAAATAGTGGTATCGTAAGAAGAGATGGTGAAACAACAGGAGAAGATTACGTTCAAAGAAATGACCAAGGAGAGATATCAACTGCTATGGAAAGAGCTTTTGGTAGCAATGGGTTTACTGATTTCTTTGGTGATATGTATCGTGGATATCAAACAGGTGCTGCGCAAGGAGATGCTGTAGGAGATTTTATGCAATTAGCTCTTAAAAATGCTGAAAATGTAACACAAGAAGATATAGAAAACTTTTTAGCAGCCCAAAGAAGGTTAGAAGAACAACCTGAGTCTTATGAAATGGCAGAATTTAGAAGAATTTCTGCTGCTAATGGAGGAGGATTTATGGGAATGATGACAGGGTTAATAAATAATTTATCTATTGCACCAGCTGTATTAGTTCAGTCTATTAGAAGTATGGTAAATGCACATTCATTAGCAGCAGCAGGAATGGGAGCATTAGCAGGAGGAGGAGCAGGTCTAGCTCTAGGAGCAGCAGCAGGAGCTGTAGGTGGCCCTGTTGGAGCATTCTTTGGTAGTATATTTACTGGAACAGCAGGAGCTGTAGGTGGAGCTATAGGTGGAGCGACCACAGCTCTTGAAGGAGCATTATCTTTTGCCGAGTTTTTTAAAGCAGAGCTAGAAAAACAAGGTATGGCTATGAATGCAGAAAGTGTAAGGGAATTATTATTTCAGCCTGAAGCAATGTCTAGAATTAGAAACAGAGCTATATCCAGAGGGTTAACTATTGGTACAGTTGAAGCTGTAACAATGGGATTATCTAAAGGTGCTGTTGGTGCTGTTGCTAGATTAGGAACAAAAGCTGCTAGTAAAGGTTTATTAAAAGGAGCTATAAAAGGAAAAAATGCTATTCAAGCTTCTAAAATGGCTGCAATAGGTACAGGAGTAGGAATTGAAGCAGTAGGTGGGTCATTTGGTGAGTATGCAGGTAGAAAAGTTGCTGGTCAAGAAATGGACGAAATAGATATATTTTTAGAAGGTATAGCTGGTATTTCAACAGCACCAATATCAGTAACAGCAGGTCTTTTAAGAGTTCCAAGGTATAAAGTTAACGGAGACTTTGTATCACAAGAAACAGTAGATGCTATATTTCAAAAAGTTGAAGATGGAGGATTGACTATGGAAGAGTTAGCTTCTCCTGAACTAAATGTTGAAGTTTTTAATGACCCAGCAAGAAAGAATATTATTACAAATGCTAAGTCATATGCTAAATTAGGGTTAGAACTTGACCCAAATATTACAGATACTAATGATAGAAAAACTGCTATAGATTTAGAGTATGCTAAACGAGCAATTAAAAATCCAGATTTAGAAACTTCTAAAATAAAAATAAAACAGATAGATAAATATTTAAAAGCAATATCTGATAAGTATAATGGAAATCTAAACGAACAAGCAACACAAGAATTAATAGGTGAAGGTGTGGAAAGTCCCTCCGACCAACAAATACAAGAAAAAGCAAATGCCATTTTTGAGCGAATCACAAAGACGTTGGATGCACAAAAACTTGCCCCAAATAGCAAAACGCTGGGAACAAGAGACGAATCCGATGAAACGACTACCGAACAAAGTCCAGCCCAAACAGAAAACGAGACTGAAACTACCAAAACAAAGAAGACGAAAGTAACTGATCAGCAAGCCAATGAGGCTTTAGCCGAAGATGGTATAACAGAACCAACTGTAGAAGAAACAAACAATAAAAGAAACGAATTACAAGCTGAAATAGATAAGTTAGCTGAAGCTGAAAGCACAGAGACTGATTCATTACAGCGTAACGAGGCTGTAGAAACAGACACTACAACTAAAGACGGATCAAAGATTAAAGTAAAAGTAGAACAAGTTTTATCGAATCTACAAAATTTTCAAGGAGGTAAAATTGTAGGAGAAGTTGCTACAAAAGCTTATAATAAGTTAGTTAATATAGCTAAAAGAGGTGCTGCATCTATTTCTAAAGTCCTACCTAATACTAAAATAATTTTAGTAGAAGACCCTGCTACATATAAATTGCTAACAGGTAAAGAAAACCCTGGTGCTTATATGTCTCAAAATGATACTATATATATTAATACATCAAAAGCTAACATAGCAACAATAGGTCATGAAATAGGTCATGCTTTACTTATTCAAGGTCTTAAAAAAGGAGAATCAAATCTTACAGCTGTTACAACTAGGCTAGTGGAGTCTTTAAAAGACAGTAAAAGTTTAGATAAGATTATGTTGACTTTTAAAAACGCTAAGGGTAAAGTACAAAGACAAACATTAGCTGAGTATTTAAATGATTTCGCATCTAACTATAGTGAAAATTTACAAAGCGAAGAAAAAATCACCGAACTTATAGGAACTCTAGCAGGAAATTTTGGCAGGTTAGATATAAAACAAAAAGGAATAGTAAGAAGGTTTTTAGATAAAATAATGAAAGGTATAGGCCTAGGTAAATATGTAAATGAACTTACTAGCACAGACAGAAAAGTAGTTTCTTTTTTAAATGCTATGGCAGGAAAAATTGGATCTGGTTCAGTTATGCAAAAGGGTGATATGAGTTTATTAAATGAACTACAAGCGGAACAAGATGCTATAAATAAATTAAAGCCTAAAAAGAAACCTAAAAAGAAACCTAAAGCTAAAAAGAAAGCTAAAAAGAAAGTTTCCGATAAAGCTGACGTAAAAATAAAACCTAAAAAGAAACCTAAAGCTAAAACTCCTAAAAAGGGTGACCAAAAAGATAGTGTAGAAGAAATGAATGATAGGTTTCAGAATGATTATAGCGACCCTGTTTCTGGAATGACATTTTCTTACGATGTTAATAGTGGAAAATTTGCTATTTTAGAAAAAGATAAATTTATTAATAGGGAAAAAAGTATAAAAGATTTTAATAAACAGTCTGTTTTATTGCATCAACCAGATGGAGCTTATTCTGGATTTATATTAGATAAAAAAGGAAATGTTTTAGTAGAAGGAAAGGGAGGTGTTTTTTATACAATTAAATTTCACGAGGACGGAAGTTTTTGGGCAGGAAGTAAGCAGGGTGCTGACCTTATGGTTAAGCTCTTAAATGAAGCAAGTATAGCTAATGGAGGGAAAGTTTTAATGGCACTAACTTCTGCACCAGCTGATAAATTATTGTCTAGCACAACTATGGCAAATGGTGTAATAGACATATTTAATTATATGTCAGAAAACACAACTTTAAAATTAGGAAAAGAGTCTACACAAAATATTGTAGTTGAAGCTGCTAACACACAATTAGGGACAAACTTAGAGTTTGATAATACTTATGAAAGTAATTTAAGTGAAATAAAAATAAAGCTAGGAACTACCGAAAAAACTCAAAATTTAAACCCTGATGAACAAGATAATTTTATAAGTTTCAAAAAAAGAAAAGCATTTGTTTCAAATGTAATTAAAAATATTTCTGACGAAATAAACAATAGTCCAGAAGCCATTGAACAATTTGGAAAAATATTTAGCGAAGGCATACAAAACAAATATTTTAAAGGTAAATCCAAAACAGGTAAGCTAAGTATTAGTCCAGCAAATATGACGCAAGCTTTATCTGAAATGTTAACTGAACCTGTTTTAAAAGACGATGTAGTTGAAAGCGGTGTAAATAAAGGTAAAAGAAAAACTGGAGAAATATATGCTATTTTAGAAATTGATGGGCAAGTAGAATCTGTTAAAACAGACCAGCATGAGTCTTATGCTTATGGTATAAAAGCTAAAACCAAAGGAAATAAAGCTACTGTTAATTTACTTACAGATAGAGTTAGTTGGACAGATGTTACAATAGACCCACAAACTTCACAAACAATAGAATCGTCAAGAGAGAAATCGGTGTTTCCATCTTTTGGAACAGCATCAACAGTCGTGACTTTGAATACAGATAATGTTACAGAAATACAAGATAGAGATCAAATAAGCTTGGATAGGTTGATAGATGATTATAATGTAAATCCTCGTGGGTTTATGCCAGCAAACATTTACAACTTAGGATTACTTAGAAGACAAGCTAAAGAATTTGGATTAGGAATTGCAGAGGCTAAAATTAGAGAGGGTTATAGAAGAGGAGAAATTTCTGGTTATTACTTTACTAAGGGTTTAAATAAACAAGGTAAGCCTAAGTTTTTTAATCCTAGAGCTAGATATCAAATAATTGACAGTGATAAAGCTGTTGATATTATTATTGACGCTAGAAAAAATAAGATTTCTGACGCAGCAATTAAAATAGCTTTAGATGCTGAAGGTTTTAAAAAAGGAGATATAGCTTCTGCTTTAGAAAATGCTGATTTTTATGCAGATATTAGTTCTGAAGTTCCATCTTCATTTAAAGTTCTAGGAGACAAGAAGGGAGCAAAACTATATAATAAAGTTGTTGATTTTGTTAAAAAGAAGAATATAGAGAACTCTAAACCTAATAAAAGAAAGTCTACTAAAGAATTAGCTATAAATGCTGAAGATAGAAGAGCAGCTTATGTTAAACAAGCTAATTTAAAAACTAATGTAGAAATAGAAGCAGAGGTAAGCAAAGAAAGAACAAGACTAAGTAATTTAAAAAAACCACTTAGTGCAACTGAGATAGATCAAAGAGCTAACAAGAAACTATTTGCTTTACAAAAAGCACATCAAGATAAGTTAAATAGAATTAATAATTCTATGTTGAAGTTTGAACAACAACAAACAAGAAAAAATGATTTATTAGACCCTAAGCTTTCTAGAGCTGAGGTAATAGATTTAGCAATTGAAGTGTTACAAGCAGACCCTACTTATATTGATGCAATAGGAAAAAAAGAAGGTCAGTCTGATTTACAAATTTTATTAGTAGACCAACTATTAAGTAACCTGGCTACAAGAGCAACAGTAAATGTTAATCAAAAAATAAAAGCAGCTAAAGCAAGACTTAATTTAAAGTTTAAAGGAAATCCTGTATTAACTAAAAAAGAAGTTTTTTACACACAAACTCAATTAATAAATTTAGTTAAACAAACTATACCTGCCGCTTTATTTGATTCAGCTGCTGTACAAAATTTATTAAAAGATATTAGAGATGTAGCTAAACCTGGGAGAGATATAAATGATATTACAAAGGAAATTACAAGAAAAATAAACACCATAAATAGTAAGTTTCTTTTTAAACAAATAGAAAGTATTCTTAATAAAAAATACACAAGAAAGTCAGGTGGTGTTGTAAAAGCTTTAAAAGTAATAGGAGATATTTCTACAAGAATTAAAAACATTGTAAATAATACTTTAGTAAATGAAAACTCTAAATTAGAATTGTCTGAGTTAAAAGAAAAGGTAACAGATACTAATGCTGCATTACAAGAAAAACTCAACAAGCTAGGGAAAGAATTAAAAACTACTCCTGAATCACAAGAAAAGTTAATAGCAGAAATGGCTGATATTCAAATAGCTATGCAAATTAACAATGCTCTTGCAATGGACAATAACAATTCTAGTAAAGTTGGACAGCTTAATCTTGTTCTAGAAAGCTTAGAAGAAATGCTTTTAGGTGGGGAATCAGCTTTAAAGTTAAAATTAAAACAACAACAGCAACAACACATGGATATTGTAAATTCCATGTATGAAGCTATAACTGGAAAAAAATTAGACCTATCTGTTAATGATAATTTAAAACTGGCTAATAAAGCAATATCTGATGCTAAAAAAGTAACAGAAAGAAAACAAAAAAGATTTTTTATAATTAGCAGAGTTTATACTGCTATAGCTAAAGGTATAAGTTATTTAAGAAACTCTACTTCTGGTTTGGCTTTGTTAGTAGAGAAATTGGATGTTTTACCAGGAGAATTGTTTGGAGGTGTAATGCAAGAATTGGTATACGAAAAAATAAATGAGTCAAGTTATGCTTATAAACAATTTCAACAAGATAACAAAAAAATAATTCTTGATAAAGTTGTTGAGTTATTTGTAACTAAAAAGTTTTTAGGAATTACTAAACCTAATTTTGTTCAAAGAAAACAAGCTAGAAAAGCTTTAAGAAAAATGAATGAAGTAACAGGTAGAAAAAAACTAGCAGATACTAGACTAGGAAGAATGATGAAGAAAGCAGGGGTCGAAGAAATCTACAAACTTTTTAGTAACATTGGAAGGTTAGATGCTGAAGGTAATAGTATATATACCAGTCAAAAAGAAATTGAATTAGCATTAAAAGAAGTAGAAAATGCTACAGGAATATTTGAAAAACTTAGAGCAAAGAAAGATTTAAGAAATGCTATATATGCAAATCAGTTTACCCTAAGTGATGCTGAAACTTATTATCTGTATAATCAATATAAGGATGAAAGTAATCATGTTAACTTTGCTATGAACCCATTATTTGGTAAAGACCATGCTAGGATTATGCAAAAACTTACTGAGTCTATGACTCCTGAGCTAAAAGCTTATGCAGACTGGCAAGTAAACGAAATGTATCCTTCTTTATATGAAAGATATAATGAAGTATATAAAAAGATTTACCACATAGATTTACCTTGGAATGATACTTATGGTGGAAGATTGTATTTAGAAGGCATAGAAAATGATGCGGTAAGTTTAATTGGAAATCCTAATATTTATAAAACTGGTGATACTAAAAGCGCATCTATGTTTAGCAGAGTTCAACATAACAACCCTATACAGATTACTAATGGTAATAATGCTTTAAGTACTTACTTAACTGATATGGATTGGTTTGCAGCCTATGGAGAAAACATAAACAATATAAGTAAAGCATTTGGTAACGCCACAATAAAAGGAGCTATCACAGCTAAAGAAGGAGATTTTTTCTATGAGACAATTGATAAAATAGTAAATACAATATCAGCTAGAGGTATTAACAGCTCAATGACTAATAAACTTATATCTGTTGCTAATAACTTTTTTATATCAACAAGGATTGCATTAACTCCAATCATTGCTGCCAAACAATTACTATCTACTTTTACTTATGTAGGGGATATAGGATTTGTAAATTGGTTTAAATATGCAGGTTTAATGACTGCAAACAGTGTTTCCTTTGGTAAGTTTGGCCAAGGATTTGCAGGAGCAGCTAAAGAAATATTTGCTAACTCTCCATATATGAAAGACAGATATAGCGCAGGGTTTCAAAATACTTTAGAGGCTTATTCAAATACTAAAGAAACAACATTATTGCCTGGTGGATATATGCAGTTTATAATGGATTTCAATATGTTTTTCTCCAAAGTTGGAGATGCTGGAGCAATATTTATGGGCGGAGTTCCAACTTATTTATATTATAAGGCTGAGGCTAAAAAAACAAATCCAGATGCAACAGACCAAGAGCTTATTGATATAGCAATAAAAAAGTTTCAAAAATCAACTAAAGAAACACAACAGTCCTCTGATATTCAAGATAAAGATATTTATCAAATGGGTGACTCTTCTTTAAGATATCTTAATATGTTTAAAACGACACCTAAACAATATATGAGAAAATCTATGTATTCTCAAATACAAATGGGTAGAAAAGTAAGAGCTGGATTTAAAGCTATGTTCCAAGGGAAGAGTCCTGTTGAAATTTATAAGACAATACGAGATACAGGTAAGGGATCTTTCTTGCAAAATTTAAGAAACTTTATGTTATACTACACTGTAATGCCAGTTACATTTCAGTATATGGCAATGGGGCTTCCTGGTCTTATGAAAGATGATGGTTTAGATGATGAAGATATTAATGATTTAGTTAGATCAGCAGCTTTAGGAAATATTGGAGCAATGTTTATAGTTGGTGACTTGGTAAAAGGAGTTAGTGATTTTTACATTGGAGATAAGGCTTATGCTGAAGATATTGGTCAAGGATTACCTATTTTTGAGTTAGCTTCTCAATTTAATAAAAAGTATGCTAGGTATGAAAGATTAAAGCCAGGGCCATTAAAAGAGGCAGCTTTACTACAACTTTTAGGGACAGGTTTAGATTTAGGAGGGTTACCAGGATCTAAAGGGATGCAAGGAGTACAACACGTTTTAAGACTAAATGATGGAAGTGCAATGACTGACGAAGAAAGAGTGATGAGATATTTAGGTTATAGTGAATATATAATAAGCAAAGCTAATAAAGCAGACGAAGACGCAATTCCAGAAGGTTTAAGTCCTAATGAAGTTAAAGCCTTTCTAAAAAAGAAAAACAAAAATGACACAGGATCAATGAGTCCTGCTGAATATAGAGAATTTCAAAAGAAAAATAATCCTAAACGAGCAATGAGTCCTGCTGAGTATAGAAAATCTAAAAAGAAAAATAATTAGATGGCAGATTTTAATGAACACTTGTGTATGGAATATAGCTACCAAATATTAACAGGCAGAAAAACTTTTGAAGAAATATTAGAAGAGGATGTAGAAGATCTTGTGCTAATGTTTAATCCACACAAAAAAATAAGAGTAATGCCAGATGACATCTACGATGTTTTAATAGATTACTATATTACTCTTGAAGAGTATGAGAAGTGTGAAGAAATTTTAGAAGTTAAACAGTTGGCTAAGTTACTTCAAGAATGAAACATTCTAGGCCTTCTTACTTTAATTAAATCAAAAGATTTTATATCTCTGTTTCTTTCAATCTGTTCTATAGTCTTATCTATGTCTTCTGTCTTTAATACTAAAGAGTCTTTATCTCCAGACTTTAAAGTAAATTTTATTAAATATTCTTTCATTAAAAATAATGTGTTAATCTAGCAACTTGACCTGTTTTTTTGCTGTGAATAAATCCCTCACAAGCTAAGGGTGCGCCAGTAAACCCCTTTCTATAATGCCAGCTATCAGCTGATGATGGTGATCTCATATACTCTACAGTTACTCCTATAAAGTCTTTTCCATCTCTCCATTTATGCTTTATCTTATGATGCAAATGATGTAAGTACCAATACCTATGTGTTGTCGTTGACCAGTCAGTAGGATTCTCTTGAGCCATCAGTAATGGTAAGTTATCCATCTTAGCTCCATCTCCATGCTCTATACCTAATAAATTAGTTCCGTACTTGTAATACTTTCTATGAGCCACGCTTATGTCAAAAGTTACATCTTTAGCGTTTCTAAACCAACTCTTTAAAGTGTGGGCCAAATGAAACCCTGACTGATAGTCGTGATTACTCATGCTGTGTACGATGTCTACAGGAGCTATTTCTCGCAACATCTCCACACATCTAACATACAACATCAAAGCTATCTCATAATGCTCCCACCACTTACCATCTGTATCTTGATATGTTCCTTTAGTTGTGGTAGAATACACGTTATCTATATGTAGTATATCATTACCAATACAAAACAATACACGTTCAATATCAAAGCCTTCAGCTTTATGTATAAGACCTGCTACCCCTTCTAAAACTCTTTTTACTGCTATCTCGCAGTTATACTTTTGTTTTGTTTCTAATTCATTAGCATACTTACCAATATGTATATCAGCAGGATTTATAACTAACAAATGACTGCCTGGCTTTCTTTCAACTGTTTTGTATTCTGGTGAGTAATTTGCAATAAAATCATTTACTTTACCAAATATCTGGTCTTCATCTAGACTTAAGTTTTCTTTGGTAACAATAGAGAACCTATAATCCCCACCTCCACTTTGCCAGTGCTTTACGCTAACTACATCTTTTTTATTAATCCCCCTGTTTTCTAAGTGAATGTCTAAAGCTGTGTTGTCATTTATGTTGTCTAGGTTATCAGCTCTACGCTGTAGGATAATATCAACTTCATCGTGAGAAAGTCTTAGTCTTTTTCCGTAGCCTTTTCCGTCTGTCTTTATTTTAGATTTCATCTGATAAGGATTGAATTAAATCTGCAAGAACTTTAATTAAAGTTTGTGCTTTTTTCTTCGCCTGCTCATGATCTCTATCCATTAGATCCTCGTATATGTCATTTCCAAAGTCATGAATGCTATTAGACACAAAATTAATGTGACTTATAGCATTTACATCTTCTTTAGCAATCTTTGACATTCAGAGTTTCCTTGATATTTTTAATTGTTGTTTGGAGTTCTTCTAATTCCAAAGTTAATAATTTATTTGACTCCACCAAACTATTGACTGTTTCTTTTAATATTTTTGGATCGTATTCAATATACTCTTGACAATCACTCTTCCAAACCTCTAATGCTTTGGAGTAATTATTATTAAAAGCTTTGTCGTATTTTACTTCGTGACGAAAGTTTTCTAAAGCGTGCATAACAGTAGCGTGGCATTTACCAAATTGTTTTCCTATAAAAGAATATGACATTCCTAATTCTTGTCTCATAATACAATAACAGATAGCTCTAGCCTGAATAAATTCTGTCCTTCTATCTTTTGAAACTAACATTATAGGATCAACCCCAAGTATTTTACTTACGATTTCTTTTAAAGCTTTAGTCTTTGCTATGTTCATTTGATTTTATATATAAATTTAAATTCATAAAGTCTAAGTATTCATCAATAGAAATTAATTCTATATCAGAAAGAATAGGGTTAGCCCCTAAGGTTCTAACTAACTCCAAGGCAAAAGCAATAGGCTCGTCCTTATATATTACTAAACCCCCAACAACAAAAGAAACTAAATCATTACTTGGTATGTATGTTAAATTATCCTCTATAAACTGAGCAATCGTAACACTAAGTTCAAACTCCATTTCTTGTAGGTTCTCCATAAAGAACTCATCTATATCATAACTATCCCTTGTATACTTCTGTCTTGACTCCATGTTTGTCTAATTCTTTTAATCTGTACTCTTGTAATTTAGAAAGCTTTCCTGTTTTTGTTTTAACTTCTGAAAACAATACGCCACAGTTAGGTGGTATTGCAATAAGATCAGGTATACCATTCTTGTTTGTTTTAATTAATTTTAAAACATAGTAGCCTTCAGCTTCTAATTCCTTTATTCTTTTACTTTGTATTTGTTGTTCAGTCATCCGTTTTTTTTATAGTCCTCCATGAAACCTATAAACACAATTATGTTCATACTAATTGATGAGGCTAATTCTAATAACTCGTGATAATTATGAATAGATAAATGTATGTGGCCTACAATCCAAAAAGGTATAGCCAAGTTCTGACTTATCCAAATCACTAAAAATCTCAGAAACCTCATATTACAAATCTAATAAATCTCTTTTAAAATGACTTAACGTATAGTCTTTTTTCTTTAAAACTGCCTTATAGATTTTGTCCTCTATACCACCTTTAGAAAATATCCAGTATACTTTATTATACTTCCTTTCCTTAGTAGTCATCCTATCCCTTGATTGCCAGTAAGATGTAGCACTAAAGTCAATATTGTAATAAATTAAAGCTTCTGCATTTTTTAAACTTATACCTTCTCTACCACTTACAATTTGCAATGCTATACTCTTATTTGTAGAATTAAAACAATCTAAGTCGACACAAATATCATCTCCAAAAACGTGCTTGATAGCATTTAGTTCTTCTCTAAACTTATAAAATATAGCTATCTTTTTATTAGCAAACTTGGTTTTAATATAATTAGCCTTATTATGATTTAACACCATTGAGTTGCCTGACTCAAACTTTACAGTGCCTGAGTACATCTGATGTAGCTTCATCATTAACTTGACAGAAGAGTCAGCTAGAATCACTTCATCCTTACCTTCAACAACTAAATTCTTTTTTAACTTCTTAATTATGTCTAGCGTGTTAGGATCTGAATCGACTCTTAATATTTCTTCTGTTGTTTGAGTAAGAAATCCTGCCTGTTTTTGGGTATAGTTAATAGTATAGGGCTGCATTAAGTCTACTATTTCTTTTTTGCCATCACTATAATCATTGACTACTAAACTACTCAGCTTCTTTTGAGTAACATTTACATATTGTTTAGAAAAAGAATAAAAGTTTTTATTAGAACTAAACGGATTATTGGGCAGTGCATATACCTGATGGTACATTTGGCTATAGGACTCAGGGGTAGGAGTTCCACTCATTAAAATTACTCTAGCATTACGATTGATCCTGAGCAATTCTTTTATGTCTTTTGCTCTTTTACTAGGTTTAGGAAACGCACCTAACCCATGAGCCTCATCAATAATTATACCATCGTAAATAATCCACTCAGGTAATTTATGTAAAGACTCATAGTTTATAACAGTAAGTTTATAACCAGGCTTATACATATCGTAATCATCCTGAATACTGCTGATTGCTTTCTTTTTAGTAATAAACAATACATTCTCGCACCATAGGTCTTTTAGTATACCTAGGCTTGTCAATGTCTTTCCTGTTCTTACTTCCATAGCTAAGTACAAGAAATTATTTTTATCTAATATATCTGACCCTCTCTCAATAATGTTTTTTTGGTAGTCTCTAAATTCCATCCCCAATTTTTTTAGGAGTTAATGACATCCACTTACCTATCATATCTCTAGCAGTTGTAAGCTCTAAGTGAGACTTATAACTAGCATAAGATAATAACCATTTATTAAACTTGCTTCTAGAAATAGCATCCTTACCATATGCAGGAACATTGTTCTCTGATGTGAAATCCAAGTATAAGTCAGACATATACATTCTCTTGTCGACTGAAAACTTATCTCCCTCTGTGTTATTAAGTATACCACACCACTCTATAAAGTCGTGACTTGTTCTTCCACTTAGCTTTCTTATTGCAAGATTAACAAAAGCACTTTTTAGCAGCCCATTTTCTAAATACAATTGCAAATTAGAAATCATATAGTTATCAAACTGACACCATTCATCATCATCCCATTCTCCAAACATCAGTCTTCCAAACTCAACCAATGGAGTAAAGTCTTTAGTATAGTGCTGAGTAAGTTCTAACTCCCACTTCCTACGTTCAAAACTTGTTCCCTCTCCATTAATAGCATAATTAGTAGTAATAGCAACCTTAGGAGATTTACTAAATGGTATCTTAATTGCGTCCTTATTTTTTTTCTCAAGGGTAAGCCCTTCAGTCACAACAGAAAACAATCTTTCAAAGTCAAAAGCTTTTTTTACATCATCAAAACATAGAATCTGAGTATCTGCTGATACTAATTGATAAGCAAATGATTTCTCAAAGTTAAATGATTTACCATCTATAACAACTAACTTCTTCATATGTGAAAGGCCATTCATAAAAAGACCTTTACCTGTACCACCCTCAGGGTTCTGTGATATAACCTCATCGTTTAAGATAGTAGCAGGGCTATAGGATAGATTCTTCCACCCATGTAGTAGGTATCCTATTGTAGACCTCATAGAACTGACACGACTCTTGTCTCCTCCACATATATTAGTTATAAAAATTCTATAATCACACTCTTGTATTTCACATAAATTAAATGTTCTATCAATCACGTGGTCTTTCCAAACATATCCTCCTAAATCTAAGTAGTCAATCATTATAACTTTGTCTTTAGTAATCTTTACTGCACTATTTTTATAGTAGAGGTAAGCAGTATCTTTGTTGTCTTCTATAAAGTATACATCTATAGATGCTAGTAATGTCAAGAACTCCTCTCTAAAATATTTAGTGTGTTCTGCAAAGTAATTGTATACGCTATAGTCATCTACGCCCAGTAAATAGTTTAGTATAAAATCTTTTAATTCTTTTTCTGATGTGTGATCAATCAAATTATTTGTTACTCTTACAAATATATAACTCTTACTGCCCTCAGGATTAAACTTATAGAACCCATTCTCTTCTAAAAAGTTTTTAAATAGTATGTGTACTATTTTTATAGATCCTTTCTCGTTTTTAGTCCAAAATTTGTGATTCGCTTCTTCTTCTTCAAGTCTGTTAATCACATTGTCAGCTATACCGACCTCAATATTGGACTCTTCTAATTGAGATCTAATTTCTTTTTTTGATACTCCACGTTTTAATTTCTCCTTAACTTGGTTTATCCTATCATCATCTTGGTAATATTTTGTACCAAAATTCTGTCTGTGAGAATATGCTGATTGTATTGTTCTTTTAACCTCAGCTTCATTAAAGTCTTTTGTAGCATATCTATTAATAATATACTCAGCTAATGTTTGATTTATACCAAAGTCATTAAATGCTGCTGCTAAGATGTAGACATTATTATTCCTCTCTCCATCTATCATTCCGTACTTTTTCTCCCACCATTTGAGTAGAATCTCTACAATTTTATTCTCATCAGTGATTGGAATTGTAGGTAAATCTACATACTTTTTTACTTCAGAATACTCTTGCTCTTCTACCTCTTCCCATACACTTGATAGTTCGTTTATATGTATTAATGGGTCATATGATTCGTAGCAGACTCTTGAAACATTCTTTGATGTCTTGTCAAAATTAGGAGAGTCGTAATGCTTTTGTAACGCTAGGAAATAACCTTTATGGTTTGCAATATCTTTTGGAATCTTTACTAAAGCCTTAAGGCCTTCTCCACTAGGACTGACAAACACAGAGTATGCGTACTTGCTCTTGCATAGTCTTTCCTTTTCCTGAAGCAATTCTTTGTTGGATGAATATCCATCAAAATCTAGACAGATTAACCCACTATGCTGGTTTAAAGAGTTATCGTTTCTTTTTGTAAATTCCCCACTAAAACAAATTGCTGGTAATGATTGCTTTATTAAATTTCTTTTTGACTTGTCTTTTTCTAGTCTTATTTTTTTTACTAAATCTTTTGATTTTCCTTCTTGTATCCTTGTTAGTATTATGGAGACATCTACATAAAAAGGCTGAGAAGTGGATTTTATGTCCTTAAATATGGTTATTTTCATTAATTTATGTGTGTTTTATGTTAGTTTGATTGTGTGTAACTACTTAATAATCAATTATTAAGATTAAAATATGTTGAAATGTTAATAATATGATAAGAATGTGAAGATAATTAAATTATTTAAATAAAAAAAGAAAAGGGGGGAAATGACACCCCCCCATCTTTCAAACCTTGACCCCTTAAAAAGGTAAGTCTTGGTCTTGCTCTTCTACCTTTGGCGTTTCTGCTTTAGGCTCAGGCTTCCACGTATCAATAGCCACATAATGTGTTTTTCCATATTGATCAGCCTCTCTTTTCTTTTGAACAATTAATTTGATATACTTCTTTCCGTTGTACTCAAACATATGCTCTTTAGGAACATCAGTCAAACACAGACTCACTGCCACTTGGTCTCCATCAAACTTAGATATTCCACTTCCTACATAAATTTTGTCTTCCATATTATTTTATTTTAATGTTTTGCTCCAATTGATTTAGTGTTGCGATAATAATGTTTATTTTATCATCTGTACTTTCAGCAGACATTGGAACTTGAATCCACATACTTGTATTTTTTGGAGATATCACAATCCCCATCATTTTAGCTAACTTTTTAAAGAGTTTCATAAGCTATGTATTGGTCTATATCTTCTAACCCACCATCACTATAAAACTTAGTGTATATTTCAATAGCCTGTTGCACCTTTTCCTTTCCTCGCATTAAAAAATCTGCACTTGGATCGAACACACCTAACTGATGTGTGGTCTTATCTACAACATAAAAAGATAAAGGCATATCAAACAAACATTGATATATATAAGCCTGACTATCATAGTTATATTTCTTAGCACTATACTTGAAGTCTTTAATGTTAGAGGTTGTCTTAATATCTATAAGCCTTTCACTATTTACGCTAACTATATCAGCCTTACCCTTAAATTCTTGTCCTAAAATATTTTGTATTCTAGGAACTTCAAATAGGTTACCACTTTCATAAATAGCATCACAAAAGTCTAAGTTTCCTTTCATAGCATCTATACATTTCTGTATGTTATCTACTTCCGATTGCAACAGTAAAATATCCTCTTTACTTTCAAATACAGCTTCTTTATATAATTTGCTGTTTCTACTAGCCATATCTACAATCTGAAAGGATTCTAACTTCTCAGGCTCTAACATTGCAGTGTGGAGATAACTACCTTCAATCATAGCTTTGGTAGTTTTCTGTTCTTGTCTAAAACTCTTAGGGTCATTAAGCAAGGAGTAGATGTCTGAATTAGACAACCACTTCTTACCATATGTTCCATAATAGTCTGAGTCATTCTTAAGCTTAGTAAGAATAACATTTAAGTTATCGCCCTTCATTAAGATACGTGGTTAGCTAGTTCTTTCTTAACTCCAGTCTTAATACTATATTTAGTCTCTAAGTTTTTAATAATCTTAGGCAAACCTAAAGCTTTGTTCTTTGATATGTAAGACAAGACCTTAGTCCAATTTGTATCTCCAATATCTAAAGTCACAGTTTCCCAAGATTTTACTTTTGTATCCTTAGCTTTAACTATTGGCGTAGCTACTTTTACAATGTCCTCTCCTATCCATAAAGACAGTCCTAGTCCATGCATAGCTATTGCTTTTGCAGTTGACCTTTGAATGGTAGTGTTAACATCCATAGATGTTATCTTTTCTAGAGATATACTTTTGTTTCTAAAATCCATTACTGGTAGATAATCTATATGCTCCATTTCATTTACTAGGATACCTACTTTAACATAAGCAGTTTTACCATCAGTAAAAAAGTTTAATCCTGTCTCAGCACACTCATATACTATTCTTTGTGCTTGAGGATGCTTAAGCTTAAGCATTGACCAAGCATTTGCCCAAGATAAATAGTTAAAGTTGCCTTTTTTCTCCACCTTGTCTTTGACTGAGATGGATGCTAATTCTTTAAAAATGTTTACGTGTTTTTGCATTTCATTTGATTTTAATTAATTTATTATTGTGTTTTGAATATTTGATTAAGATATTCTCCCTTCTATTTTTCAGATTCTGAATGTGTTTGTCGTTTTTTCTTGTGTTAACCTCAATTTTCATTCTGCTTTCTATAAGGTCTAACTTATGTAAACAGTTATTCATTGCAGTTTTAATACAACCAACTTTCCATCCCTCCTCTAAAATTACTTTATACTCGTCCTCATTGAAGTCTCTAAAATAATCTCCTCCTTTAGAACAGTTTAAAATTTCTATGTGATTATTAAACTTTTGTAGCTTTACTCCCATATTAATTATAGTCTCTCCGTTTTGCAGCACTTGGTGGATTGCTGACTTGTCTAACAATGCTTGATTGTAAATGTCTTTTATACTATACATTCTTTTGGATTTTATCAATCATATGCTGGTAGTCGCTATCATTATCTATTAAGGCCTTAGCTTTCTTGTATCCATGTATTATTGTGGTAACGTGAACATCAAGTCCAGCTTCACTCATAAACCTTTGTAAGTAAGCTATTCTTATCGGTCTTTCCATACATAGATAGTATAACATTTGTCGAGCATCTACACTTTCTCTCTTTCTGCTCTTAGTAAATATGTCATCTAATTCTAGATGAAATTGTTGTGCTATAGCAGTAGCATAGTTATTAAATATTTCTTTCTTCATATTATTTATTTTCTTTTAGTCGTTCAATTTCAAATTCTAAATGTGCTATAGCCTTGTAAAGATCCTGCACAGGCGTATGATGTTTTCTAGAACTTCGTAAGCAGTACGTGACTGCCGTACCAATGTTGTATGTGCATTCAAAGTCTGTAACTACATAACGTGCTTGATAATTTCTATTCTTGTTTGTACCCACATAGTAATGAGGCACTCTTTCTTCTTTACTGTCTTTTTTTTCTTGTTCTAATTCATCAATTCTTTGAATTAAATTGTCTTTTGATGTTCCCATATTTAATTATATTTCGTTAATTTATATTTAGTCATATCATTATTGATACGAATTGTATTCTTTTTAGCCCTATACTTAGGAGTTATCTTTATTAGCCTAGAATTGCTCTCTTCCATACCACTATGAGCAAAGTAGTTATCTAACTCTATGTATATACTATTATGTAAATTCTTTAGGTCTCGCCTCTGAATTAAATCAGTGACAATGTGGTGAGGGTTATTCATTAAATTTGATTTAAATAAAAGAGGTAGATAGACAATAATAAAATTAAAGGATGTCTTTGAACACCCATAAAGTTAAGTGGGATTGTCCCCCTATCTACCTCTTTTTGTTAACAATACTAATAACTAATGCAAAACTATGCAAAAACTTCCAATAATCAAAACTTAGTTTTATTAATGTGTTCTCGCAAGGCTGATATACTTAATTGTTGTAACCATCTTATATACTCATAATTCGGTTTTGTTTTAAGCTTTTCCTTTAGGATTAAATCTTCTAGTTCGTTCATATTATAAAGTTTTAAATTAGTTATCCCCAGATTATCTGGTTTCTTAAGTCCCCAGTCTGATTTCTTGGAACTTGATGGTTGATGTCGTTCTCTCTACTATCAGATACGGACTGTAGTGCCTCTTTAATAGTCTTACCTAAAAAGCATTGAAGGTCATACTCTTCATAGTATCCTACTTTAAAAGTACCATCATCAGTGGTGTGTTCTGAACCTAAATAAGTAACAGTCGCATACTCTTTCCATAAATTTAAAGAGGTATCTGTAGGCACTTTATATGTCACAGTAGTACCATCAACAATTGGTTGCATCTCAATCTCATCAGAACTAAAAACTTTGATGTTTCCACTCTTGTCTATATAGAATCTAAAATCATCAGCAGCCCAGTCAGGCTCATCATACTCAGTTCGCTGAACACAGACTCCATCTTCAAAGTTCATCCACCCTCCCCATCCTGTTTCTTCTTCCCAAGTATAAGTAAAGTTAGGAATTTTTTTAGCAAGTAATTCAATTAGAGATTCATCCATCGTTGACCAAGCAGTTGTAAATCTTAGTACATCTCCATCCATCTCATTGTCATAGCATCCCCATTTAGTTCCCCAGTTATGAATTGACCAATCGTACCAATTGTTAAATTTATACTTATCTATTAGTACATCTGATATTTCTTTGTCTTTTTCTGTAACTATTCTATTTGGGGCAGTAGTATTGTGTAAATCTTCAGGCATTGGGACAAGTGACCCTGCTATTCCGTATTCATTTTTTGACATTTTTTCTAGGATCTTCGAATCTTCATCAGATGAAACAGTGATGAAACAATAAACGTGATTAGGCATAATTTTTAGTTTTTAGATTAATAATAAATTGATTTTCTGATATGTACTTACTTCTCTCAGACTCGGATTTGAATCTAAGTGTGCTACTGTCACTAAGATGATATACATAGTACATCGTTCTCTTAGCTCCGTTGGAAAAGATTAATTCTTTCCCTAATTTAATTTCATTCATAATTTACGTATTGGTTAGTAACACGAAATCCCCACTACTTTCGCAGTGAGGCACGTGTACTAACAACAATAATTAAAAGGGTTCTTTGCACTGTGGACAGATTCTGTAATCCTCTATCCAACCCACAACCTCATCTCCACAACAAGTATATTCTTGTGGATAGTTAGAATTAAGTCCGTATTCTTCCTCAGCCGACTCTATAATAACTTTGCATAAGTCAGTTGGTATCTTGCTCCTTTCGTGATTGTCTTTCAGTCCCTGTGTTCCAGTTCTACTACCACGTGGGGCTGATACGTGACAATCATCTCCATTCTTGCACATCACTCTTGGAGTCCATCCGAAATCATTAGTCCATATGTCTGTAGGCTTCATTCTTTCATCTCCATATTGACAATAGGTTATGGTTTCTCTTCTGTTCTCTATCTCGTTCCAATGTGGTGCTTTACGCATCTTGCCTCTAGGATTTTCTATGTACCAATTAAGCTGAGGATTCTTTTCAAGATAGAATTTAATAATCTCTATAGTTTTCTCTAAAATCTTGATGCCTAGCATATCAGCATTCTTAGGCTTAAATTCGTGGCCACTTACCCACTTCCTGCCGATACAAGCTACTGAGAAATCAGTACAGGGTGGTGATGCCCATATTACATCAGGAACATAAAATTCATCTAAGTCTCCTACTTGCATTTCGTTAAGTCTGTAGTCCCAGTCTAAAATGTCTCCTACCCAATTTGTCTTAGGATAAGCTACGTTGTCAACCGAGAATACTTGATGACCACGTGCATCAGCTACTTTGCCGATACTACGTGAGCCACTGAATAATTCTAATATCTTCATAATAATTTACGTGTTGGTTAGTACCACCAAAACCCCACTACTTTCGCAGTGAGGTAATGGTAGAATCAAAACAAGTTTCTTTATCTAGTGTGATTTTCAACAAATCCGTATGTATCTTTTAGATGTTGTAGGTTTATAATCTCCCTTCCTTCCAAAACATTCTTGGTTAGTAGGTTTTGAATCATATCAAACCCATTATCATATTTCTTAATGATGGTTGGTATTTTTTTACTTCCCCAACTTAGTAGAGAATATCCTTTACCGACTATATCATTAATCATAAGGCCTTTGTCATAGTCTTTCTTCTCTAAGTGATTGTTTAAGCACTCTTCTAATAAGATATCTAAAGGAGTAGTCCATTTGTATTTCTCATCCCATAAAGAGTCTTTATCAATAGTACTATATATATTGTCTATTCTATGGTTCTTGTAATCAGTGACTTGTAGTTCTCCACCATACGAGTCATCCCAGCAATTACATACTTTTACATTGTCAAACTTTATATCCCATTCTAATGATGGTGCATCGTGGCCTCGGCTCTCTTTAAAGTTTACTACTGTAACTCTAGTCATAAATTCTTTTCTTGTCATTTTATTTAATTTTTAATTAATGTTTAAGTGTTTTGGGTTGAAATTCTTACCATCTTCATACTCTAAGATAGCATATACATCCCCTTTGTTATCATATGCAAACTTCATTGCATCAGCCTTAGTATCGAACTCATAGTCGTTTTCTATGTAATCTCCACTATCAGTGTACTCTCGTAATTCTACTATATAACTCATATCTATTGTTTTTTTTAATTATTAATCCCAAACTATCATTCTCTCTCTACCAAACCTTAAGATTTCAGCAATTGAATGCTTAGAGTCATAGGGCATGATATTCTTAATATAGTATTGCTCGATATCTTCTTGTGATGGAACAGTTCTCATAAATAAGTATAATCTTATTATTTGTTCTGTAGTTAAATTCATAATATTATTTATTGGTTAGTACCACGAAAACCCCACTACGTTTTATAGTAGTGAGGTGTGGTGTTAATGGAATATCCATATGCTTACATAGAAGATAAAGGCTATAATGAGTAGCAGTAATAAGTCTTCTATAGTTTGTCTTGGATTCTCTTTAAAGGCTTTGATTAGTTCTTTAATCATAAGTGACTACCTCTCTCTTTAATATCATCTTCTATCTCATCATAGAAAACATCTAGTTTATCTGTCATATCATCTCCGTTAAGTATGATTTTATGTATCTCAATAAAATCTCCACCTTCATCAAGATGTGTGGTTGGTTCTTTCCAAAAGTCATAGCTAATTTCTAGCACGTTATTATCTGACAAGTCCCAATAGTGTACATAACTCTGTGGTGTCATAGTAGTTTTTTTAGTGATTAATAATTTACATTCTTCTAAATACTCTGCTAAATTCATATTGTATATTGTGTTACGAAATCAGACAATCCTTTAAATCCTACGAACTTTAAAGACTTCTGTATTTCAGTTGGACATTTGATTGTAGGTATGTTCTCATACTTGTCAATCATTATTAACTCTTGAGTTTGCTTTGCTAGTCCTTCAGAGTTGCTCTGAGAATAGACTGGTAGCCCTTCTACCAATTGTTGTACTAAATTCATATCTTATAATGTTTTGATTAAGACTAGCATCTCTGCTAGTTTCGGATATTGAATCCTCTTCAGTTAATCTTCATCTTCATACTCTACATACTCTATGTCAAAGTGGTCACATAGTCTTTCTTTATATTCTCCATCATCCATCCACATTTCTTCTAATGCTTCTAAGATGTCCTCATCCATTTGTATGATAGTATCTGTCTCTACATTAAGAATGTAGTTTTGTCCCTCAAAGAATTCCCATAAGGCATCGTAAAGCGAGTAGTCATCTAGATATACATTCTCTGATATATTTAGTGCGACTCCACTCTCTTTTAATGTATACATAGTACTTCCACAGGCAGAGTCCTCTGATTGAATATAGTAATCAGCAGTAGCACTCCAGTTGTCTTGAATTTTTATGTTAACATATTCGTATAAGAAATTTTTAAGTGTTACTGATTCTTTAGCAACACACGTTCCATTTGATTTTTTCATAATTGATATTTTATTTATTAGTATTATTTAGTTTGTCAAGTAACTCATCTGCATTTGTCGTGTCAATTACTTCTTCGTTAAGCATTGGTAAGTTTCCCCAAATTCCGATTGCTTGACATTCTGCTAGTATATCGGTACACGATTCTTTTATTAATTCTGTATCATACTTTTCATCATCCTCTAGGCCATCATTGATGTCTTGTACATCGTACATCTGTAAGTCTAGATTGTGTGCGATAATCTGTACTTGTTCTACAGTTAGTTCTAGGGTTACCATATTATGAAATACCCTGCTTTTCTTAATTGTTATCATCTTATTTATTTGTTTTGATTAGGACTAGAGCCTCAAACTGTTACAATGGCCAATTGCGTTTGCGACTCTAGTTTCGGATATTAAATCCTCATCAGCTAATCTTACATACTATAGAAGACAAAGGACTCTCCTCCTTTACCAAAGTCCATCTCGTGTCTCTGTAATCCAGTACCTCTACCTCCTTTAATGTCACACGTTGTAACCTTTACACTCGCTCCATCCTTTAAATCCTTTACCTCACTCCATTCTCCCATCTGCACCAATCTACTCTTGTAGTATGCTGCCTTACTCGATAGATTGTTCTCTATCGCATTGTCGTATCTCTCTTTGAAATACACTGCTTTTGGTTTTCTCATCTTGTTGTTGTTATTGATTAATTTCTCCTGATCAATTTCTGTCTGTACTTACCCTCTACTCTAGTATTTGATAGTTTCGGATACAAAATCCTCATCAGCTAACCTATATGGTTAGGACTATCCGAGGAGTATTGCTGACTGCATTCATCTTGTTTTTAATGAGGTATAGGTTGCCCTCTCAATATCAGCGTTACTCGTTATGTCAATGTACTGGGTTGTGTTGCTCTGAAGTCCGTAGTAGGTTTACCCTCGCTGGGTAGTTGTTCTAGGGGTAGCCCCCATTTCCTCTCAACCTACTCACGAATTCTATGCAAATATACACTATTATATATAACCTGAGCATTAAATAGGTAAAACTTTAGTATAACTTGCTATGTTGATTTGTCATATCGTTCAGCCATATTGTCACACACTTAATACTCTCTATATCAATTGCTTTACAGTGGCTGCTACACTGTATAATGTTTCATCTAGTAGATGGGCGTAGGGGTACTATCTCGCACCTCGTGATGTCTGTATGTGATACGAACTCTGGGGCTAGGAGAACGCAGCTATGTGCGTATAGGGAAGCCTAGGGATACCCCCCCTAAAATAAAAAGTCAGAAAGTTGCAGAAAGTTTTTTGAGATTCAATTAAACAAATCAAATAAATATGACTTTGTTTTACAGCTATGACAACGTATAATGGCTAATAACCCTCAGGTTCGTGATGTCTAAAAAAATTTTATTACCTTTACAAAAAAAAATTATGGACGGACTAACTATAAAAAACGGAAGACTAATTAATAACAGACGTGATGGTGAATCAGGGTTGGAGAGAATGTCCAGGCTAAAGAGAGCTTACGCTAACGAGAGAAAGATAAATCAGATTGCTGAAGGTATGGAGCGTGCTGAATATAAAAAGAACTACACAAGTAAATTGTTCTAAAAAAAATTTTGTGTGTTTTGATTGATGGTAAAAAAGAGTATCTTGTGTGGGTACTCTTTTTTTTATGTTGATTTTATGTTGATTTTAATTTTCAATTTTTAATCTAACTAATTGATAACTACTTTATTATATTTTTTTAATGTTGAAATGTTAGAAAAAGTATAAAGTTTTAGAGTATAGAAAAAAAATAAATAAATAATTTGTTCCTATAGTTCAATTTTGATAAATAAATTTAACATTTTAACATAACGTATCAAATATTTTATATATTTGTTCTTAATCTAATACACTATAATATGCAATCAGAATCAGGATACATACCTAAGAACCTAGACTTTGGTCAGGACGGAAGACAAAAGTTAATCAACGGAATTACTGCAATATCGAAAGCAGTGAAATCAACATTAGGGCCACGAGGACGAACAGTCTTAATAGAATCCCCAGCACACACTAACGGAATTACAGTAACTAAAGATGGAGTAACCGTTGCAAGATCAGTAGCTTTATTAGATGCGGCAGAAAACCTTGCAATACAAATGATGCAAGAAGCAGCTAATAGAACAGCAACCTCAGCAGGTGATGGAACTACAACAGCTATTGTATTAACAGAAGCTTTAGTTTTAGCAGGTCAAGAGTATATAACTAAAGATACCAATGTAACTGAAGTTATAAAGTACATGAACGAGCTTACAGATAAATTCATTACGTTGTTAAAGAAGAACAGTAAGAAAGTAACTGGAGCAAGATTAAAAGATGTTGCAGCTATATCAGCTAACAATGACAAAGTATTAGGAAATATTATTGCTGACGCTTATAGTAAGGTGGGTATTGACGGAATAGTAACTGTAGAGAAATCTATGAGTGCGTCTACATATTCTGAAGTAACTAATGGTATTAAGATTGATAGAGGATATACTACTCCTTTGTTTATTAATAACCAAAAGAAAGACGAATGTATATTAGAAGATGTTAAGGTATTAGTTTGTGACCAGGAGATAAGCAACATACTACAAATAGAAAACATCCTAAAACCAATTATACAAAAAGGAGAGAAGCTTCTTATTATAGGAGAGTGTAATTCTAATGTAGTTAATACGCTTGCAGCTAATGTTGTTCGTAATGGATTAAAGTTCTGTAACATTGTACCGCCATCATTTGGATACAAGACTCACGAGCTAATGCAGGATATTGCATTGTCTATAGGAGCTAAATACTTCTCAGAAAAAACAGGAGATGATTTAAGTCTTATGACAGCTGAAGATTTAGGACATGCAGACAAAATTATTATAGGAAAAGAAAGTTCTGTTATAATTAAGAACGAAGAAATGTCTGAAGAAATCTCAGAAAGAATCAAACAACTAAAACTTCAACAAGAAAACACTACACACTTAGGTGATAGAAAGTTTATTAATGATCGTATTGCTAGTCTAGCAGGTTCGATAGGATGTATTTATGTAGGAGGTAATAGTGATATAGAACAAAAAGAAAAATTTGACAGAGTAGATGATTCAGTATGTGCAGTACGTTCAGCACTACAAGAAGGAATAGTAGCTGGTGGAGGAATAGCTTTATTTAGATTAGCACAAAAAAGAAAAGGGGAAAGAAGTAATGATGAAAACTATTTTGTAGCTTTATCTATTATGATTAAAGCATTAGAATCTCCATTAATACAAATACTTGTTAATGCAGGAATAGATTATAACACAGTATTAGAAACTTTAGAACACAGAAAAGACAATGATGGCTATGATGTTAAAAACGAAACATATGGTGACATGTATAAGCTCGGAGTTATAGATCCTTTAAAGGTAACTAAAGCTGCTTTAATTAATGCAGTGTCTGTAGCTACAACGATACTAAGTACTAATGCAGTTATTACTCACAAAAGATTAAACGAATAGATATGCAACCAATAGGAAAATACATAGCAGTAAAACCAATAGACGAAGAACTAAAGACTAATTCTGGTATCTTACTATCAGCACAGGATATCGATGAGTTTAGATATAAGAAAGGTATGGTTATAAAGCCTGGTAGTGCTGTTACTGTAATAAAAGCAGACGATCTTATATACTATGATAAGAATGCTGGACACTCTATGTTAATCAATAACGAGTCAATGACAATTATTGAAGAGCGTAATGTGGTTGTAGTGCTTTAAAGTAAATTCTTATCTTTGTATTATGGCAAAGAAACAAAAAACTAAAGTTTATAGAAGTAGGCAAACTGCTAAGGCCAGATCAAAACCTACGACTAGCACAGTTTTAAAAGACAAGAGAACACCTGCTGAAAAGAAAAAAGCAGCTACAAGACTAGCAGCTAAGACTAGAGTTAAGTCATCTACTGTTGTAAAAACAAGAACTTCTACTAAGAAAAAAGGCAAGACTAAAACTAAAGAAAAATTTTCACAACAAGTTAGGTCTAAGTCAAGTCAAAACAGCAAGTACGAAAGATCAAAAAGTTCTTCTACTACAAACACAAGAAAAGGTAAACAGACTTTTAGAAGTAAATCTGTCCGTCAAGATAAAGAAACTGGAGATCAATTTGCTACAAGAAACCGTACTAATAAAAGAGGAACAACCAGAACTACTTTTGTTACTGGCCCTAAAGCTTTTAAGAAGTATAGTAAGTGGGAAAAGAAAGATAATAGAAAAGCAACAAGACAAGCAAAAAGAAACTCAAAGAAGTAAATCCTTAGTAGCTTGATTCATTTCTTTAATATAATTTTTATAAATCTTATCTGTGTAAGATGCGTCATTCCTGAATAAAGGATTAGTTCTTTGGTCTTCGCCTAACTCCTCACCATTTAATTTCTTATAAATAAGATTAACTAATCGTTTACCCTTATACGTTAGTTCGTATAAGGATGTCTCCTTACCTCTTTTCTTTCTCCAAACATGTATCCAGTCGTTTTTCAAAAGTTGGTCAAAACGATTTACGTCCCATGACATTAACTCATTAAACTCGTTAAACTTTGTTTTATTAAAGATGTCTTCACTATATAAAAACAAAAGCATGTCTATTTCTGGCGTTCCTATGTTGTACTTGGCTTTAACCCAATACCTTACAACCCTCCAGTATTTTAAATAATCATGTGTAGGCACGATTCTGTCGTAATTATTTCGTCTCAAAATGATTTAATTAAATTGTTATCTTTGTAAATATAAAAAATAAAACCCATGCCACAAGGAAAAGGAACATACGGATCAAAAGTAGGAAGACCTCCTTCTAAAAAAAAGTCAGTTAAAAGAGACGCAAGAAAGATTAAAGCAATAGTTCGTAAGAAGGGTAAGATAGCAAAAATGAAAACACAACTTAAAACTCCATCTAGAACTTCTGGGGTAAGAGGTGTAAAGGATTATAATCCTTCTTCTAACAAAAAAAGAATTGTTCGTAAAACAAAAGCAATAGCTCGTAAAACAGGAAAACTTTCTGCGGCAGGGAAAATGAAACTAAAAAAATACTAATGGCTACAATGAGTAAAACAGCAGCTCGTAGAGTTGATAAAATAAACGAAAGAGGAGCTAAAGGTACAGCTCGAATGGTAAAGAAAGTTGATCGTATTAGTGGAAGAGCAACTAAAAAAGTTGGTAAAGCCAAGCCAAAGAGAGCAGTAAGGGTTGCTAAAAGAGCAGTCAAGAAAATGGATAGGGTTGTCAAAAGAGCTGTAAAAAAAGCAGGAAAAAAATCAGTAAGAAGAGCTAAGATTGTAAAATCTGGAAAGACAGGAGCAGGAAGAGCTATTGCTAAAGGCGTTGCTACAGGAAAGAAAGTATCTAAAGCTGTAAAAAAAGTAGCTAACTCAAGGCTTGGAAAAGCAGCTGTAGGAGCTTTCAATACAGTTAAACAACTTAGATCAGGGAATGTAAAAGGAGCTGTAAGTACTGTAAGAAGTACAATAAAAAAAATAAAGAGTACACCTAAACGTGTTAAAACAAAAAAGTAATCATGGTAAAAAAAGGAATAAGAAAAAAAGCATTACAGAAACGCTCCCCAGCAAAGCAAAGTAGGTTAGAAAGAGCAATGAGAGGTAAAGATGGTGTTGGGAAAGCTGTAAAAAAAGCAGTAAAAAAAAGAGCAAACCCAAAGAATAAATCTATAAGAAACACTCCTATGAAAAAAATTCCAGGAGCTTTAGTTAGAAAAACAAAACAAAAAATTAAAAACGTTTTAAAGAATTCTCCTAACCAGAATATAAAAAAAGCTGGGAAAATGATAAAAACTAAAGGAAAAAGAATTATTAAAAGAGTAGCAAGGAAAGCATTTGGATCTTCTGGAGCAATAGCAGGGGCGACTATGGGAATGACTAAAAAAAGAAAAAAATTACCTCCGTATTAGGTGGAGCAGGTATTACAGTAACAAATAAAACTATAAATTATGGCACGATATGATAGACTCGTAAAAAGAGCAGGCAGAGTTGATGACAGGTCTTACAATGCAGCTCGTAAGGGAAAGCAAAGAAAAGCATCTAGGTTAAAAGAAAAAGCTAATAAGCTTTACAGTAAAGCAAGATGTGGGCCTAAAAGAGGAAGTAGATCAAAAACAAGAGCAGGAAAAACTCGTAATAGAGGCTGTCTAGTTAATTAATAATAAACAAAAAAAAAGAAAAAATGGAATATCGTCACGCAGGTCATGGAGGTCAAGGATACAATTCAAGAATGGATGAATCTTTAGGATCTAGAAATGGAAAAAAATCACAATCTATGAAGTCTCGTAGAAATGAAAGCAAAGGAATGTCTAAAGCAATGGGCAAGCGTGCTTTTAGTGCTGTTAAGTCTATGGACTATCAGCCATTATCTACATGGAAAACTCATCATCATTTAAGTTAATTATATGAGTTTTAAAAAAGTCCAAGCCAAAATAGCAAAAAAAGGAGGTTATTCTAAGAAAGCAGCAGGTGCTATATTAGCATCAGCTTCTAGAAAAGCTTCTGCTTCAGCTAAAAGGAAAAATCCTAAACTTAAAAGAGTTATGGGTAGATCTAAAAGATAAATATTAATTAAATTCAATTCAATGGCAAAAAAGAAAGCTAAAAAAACTAAAACTGCAAAAAAAATTGCAGTTAAAGATATTAAGGTTGTTGAACCTGTAAATATCATTTCTGAAGGAAAAATAAAAGGCGTACCTAAACAAGTTGCGGTAAAAGACCAAGTTTGTTATGTAGATTATGTCCCTCCGAAAAGAATGTGGTCAGATACAAGAGTACACTTTAACCCTAATCATCTTATTAAAAAAAAAGTTAAGGATAATCCTTTTGAATAATAAAAAAATACTAATGGGAAAATTATTAGAAAAGCTTGGATTAAAAATGCAAGAAGGATGGAAAAAATTTCAATGTTTCTGGAACTGTATTGTAAGTAAATTAATGTTTAATGTAGAAAGTTGTCCAAACAAACTTTGTACTTGTAAAAAATAAAATGAAAAGAACTAAAATTCAATCAAAAGGCTTTGGAGATACAGTTTCAAAGATAGCAAAAGCTGTCGGTGCTGATAAAATAGCTAAAGTATACGAAAAAGCTACAGGAAAAGACTGTGGTTGTAATAAAAGGAAAGATACGTTGAATCGTGTATTCCCATATGAAAGATAAAGAGATTTTTAACCCTCAAAAATAAAAAAATGGCTTACCAAAAAATAGTAGTAAACACAAATTTAGCAAACACCGTTAACGCTTCGGACAACACAAACATACCTATGCCTAGCGCAAGGTCAATAGCTGGAACACAAGTGTCAAAAGCACAAAGAACAATAACATTTTCTAATAACACCGCTTTATTAGCAGATACATTAATAGATACTTCTCAAGCAGGTAATAGTGCATTTAATGCAGCTTATGTAGGAACAAATGTAATGCCTATTATAGCAGGTGTACCTTTAGTAAACGCTCAGTTTGCTGTATCAGCTCAAACAGCAGCAGCAATTGGAGTTACTGGAGCATTAGCAACAACAACAAACAATGCTGGTAGTGGTGATGATATGACTGTAAAAGTTTCATGTTCAGCTTTAGGTGGTGCTGTAACAATGCAAGTTGTAACACAAGGATCAGGATATGTAGCAGGTGATGTTATCACATGCGCTAAAACTCTTATAGACGCAGACGGATCTATTGGTGCTGTGTCAGCAAATGTTACAGCTACTATAGCTGCAACAGGATTTTTAGAAGTAAACTCTTATCAAGTATATAATGAAACAGTTCCTGCAAATGCAGTAATTGTAGGTGTTGATAATGGTACAAATTTATCTTTAGATAGTGATGCTTTTCCAGCAGGAGGAGCTGTAGATGATGCATATTCAATTATAAGAAGAAATGCTTTAGTAGACAAGTCAGTAAACTTTTTAGATGTAGCTCTTTACCCAGGATTAGAAGTTGGAGCTATTGTTAAAAATAATACTTCAGGACAAAGTGCTTATGTTATTTCTTTAAACAACGTAGGAGCAGCAGGAAAAGTAGCTACATCACATCAATTAACTTTATCAGCAGAAATATTTGGAACACTTACTTCGGTAGTTGCTCCTTATACACTTTATTTAAATGCTGCAAACCCTAAGTCTAAAAAAGCAGGAATAGATTCTTCAGAATGCTGTTTACTTTATGTAGGGTCAAACCAAGCAACTATGACAGCCGCAACATCTTTTGTAGATGTAAAAGTATTGACATGTGCAGATAACATAGTAACCTTTACTAATTTTAGAGTAGGTGATTATCTTCCAGTCCAAATAAAACAATTATTTAGAACAGATACAGACCCATCAGCTCAAGATAACTGTATAGCTATCTGGTAAAACAATAAAATAAGTATGAAAAAATTATTAATTATAGTATTAGCAATAATGCTTACGTCTTGTAGTACATATAATCTTTCAACTGATTATAAAATTAAAAGTATTTTAACAATAACAGAAGCAGGAGATACATTAGCAGTACCTGTAAGACAATTTAAATTTAGGATACTAGATAACAGAGATCCGTTTAGATATCAATACAGACAAGATTGGAATCGTTGGAACTATAGATCATATTCTATTCCTTATGTTAATCAAAGTAATTGGAATAAACCCAATTATAATGTAAAGCCAAATTCAAAACCATTTACACCACAAGTTGTTTTAAAACCTTATAAGCCAATGAATGCTATACCTGTTGTAAAGCCAAGCTTAAAAAAGAAAAATTAATGATGGATATCAAAGATTCAACCGCCAACCTTACCTCATTAGCAGGAATGTCAATGTCAATGCTAAATGTAGAAATGATTTTAACTATAGCAGTTTTAGTTTCTGCCTTAGTTTTAAATATCTCTAGACTTATTGCTACAAGAAAGCAAGCAAAGCCAAAGGATAATGAGAAAGATAGATAAAATTATAATTCATTGTTCAGCCACACCTATTGGCAGAGATTTTAGTGCTAAAGTAATTAGAGAGTGGCATGTAAAAGGTAATGGATGGGATGATATAGGTTATCATTATATTGTTAGATTAAACGGAGATTTAGAATATGGAAGGCCTGTAGAAATAGCAGGAGCGCATTGCCGAGGTCATAATAAGAACAGTATAGGGATATGTTATATAGGAGGAATGGATAGTGACATGAAGAAGTGGGAAGATACGAGGACTGAAAGTCAATCAAATTCTTTATTATCTTTGTTAAAAGTATTAAAAAAATTTCACCCAGAGGCTGTGATACATGGTCATAGAGATTTTTCATCTAAAAAATGCCCAAGCTATGATGCAAAAAAAGAGTACGAAAAAATTTAAAGTACATAACATGTACAGTAAGACTGGAAATCCAAGAATTGCTAAAACAATGAAAGACCATTTATCTTTAAAGAAAAAAGGTTATTCTCATAAAAAAAAATAATGGCATTAAAAAAATCTAAAGTTGTCAGTAAGAGTAAAATATTAATCAAAGGAAAATCTGGAGGTAAGTTTACCGAGAAGATGAAAGCTAGATCTTATATTACTACCTCTACAAGCGCAACTAAACTTAAATCGTCATTAAGAAAGCAAAAAGCAAAATCTTCATTTAAATCTGTTAAAAAAAATAAAAACGGATCTTATACTCTTCTGAAAGGAAAAGAAGGAGGAAAATTTACTGAGAAAAAAATAAGTAAAGCCAGAGGTAAACGTATAACAAAAAGATATACAAAGAAAAAAAAATAATGGCAATAGCTAA